CTACGATCCTACCGCCTGGGGCATGGGTGGGGCAAAGTCAGATAATTTCTGGTTCAGAATGGCAATCTGATCCGAATTGTTATCCGACATCCATGCACCATAAACCTGATACACCATCTGCGCATTTGTGTGACCCATTTGCGCCGCGATGAAGTTCGGGTTTGCTCCTGCGGTTAGCGACCAGCATGCATAGGTATGCCTTGACTGGTATGCTCTCCTGTAACGCAAACCTGCTCGCCGCATTGCTGACTCCCAACTCTGAGCTACAGAGCCAACAGCGTAATGGTGGCCGGCGATCCCGTTTGTTACAGTAGCCTGTGGGTTAAAGACGAAAGTGCAGGGGTGAGTGGTTGTCCGGCCATACTCCCGCAATTTAACTTCAACCTGATGCTGCTTACCGAGTCGTGTCATTTCCGCCTGGCTCTTAAGAACATCAATAGCCGGTTGGATCAGATGAATAACCCTGTCAGTGCCTGCATCCGTTTTTGGCAGGGTGAATTCTTTCGTTAACGTGTGATTCCTTCTTACCATCAGGGTTCCTGCCTTAAGGTCGATATCCTCCCACGCCAGCCCACACAACTCTCCATGCCGCATCCCTGTATACACCGCCAGTGACCAGAAATTCTTTATCTGCTGGTTGTAACAGGCATCAATGAGTCTGACGAACTCGTCCCTGGTTAGCGGATCCGGAACGGCCTTCGCCTTCTTCAGAAAGTCGATGCCATCAAACGGGTTCTTCTTTATATACCCACTTTCGGTAGCGAACTGGAACATGAAAGACATCACCATCATGTAGTTATTCACCGTCCGTGCAGAACGCCCTTTTACCGGCGTTCGCTGTCCTTTCTTCAGGGTGTGATACCCCGTCAAAAGCTCCTTCCTTATAAACAGCAAATCTTCCTGACTTACCGCCGACGCCATTTTTTTCTCACCAATCCTTGGCACCATGTTCCTGACGATGGATTTATACCGCGACAAAGCGTTGGTCGTTATCTCCATGCTTTTCAGGTCTAGCCATTTTTTAGCCAGCTCGAAAACGCTGATTTCTTTCTTATCCTCGCCGAATCGCTGAAGGTTTGCAGACTCCGGAAACTGCGCTGCATAGTTAAAACTTCCTGTCTTAATGGCGTAGCAAACCGATGCGCGTAGCTCCCCGGCAACCTTGCGATTCTTTGGCGTGTCCACAACGCCAAGGCTTTCCCTGACCCTGACGCCTTTATACATGAACCATATGCGAAGTGTTCCTCCGTGATTCTCTACGCCTGTTGGGTATGCCATTCTTCCCTCCCGACGTCCAAGAGCCTGACTAGGTTACCCTGTAATTTAATTTCGGGCACCAGGCTGTTTGGCCGCTTGCTGTTCTATCCAGAGATTGATCGCCTCAGTGTTGTACATGCATTCACTGTTTGGCTTGGGTTCACCGTCAGGGGAAACGTGCAAATATTCACGCCCCAGAAACCATGACTCGCGCCGGGCCCGCTCGATGGTCCCACGCTTCAGGCCTGTTACGGCGATAAGGTTTTGCTCGGTCACCCACTTATTGGCAACCAGTTGGATCACTTCGCTCATTGGTTATCTCCAGGCATAAAAAAAGCCGCTGGGCTGCGGCTAATTGAAATGGGTATGGTGGTGGGGGTTTTCCCGACCGCGATTGTATCAAATGATTTTCTGAGATCTTCGAGTCGTAGATTACATGGCTTAGCAATGGTGCTTTTCCAATTGATTGCATCGTATAAGCTCATAACTATTTTATCGCGCATTTTATTGCTAAATTTAAGTGATGAGACGGACGCGGTCAGAGCAACTTATGATGTATTTTTTGCATCTTACCAGTAGAACCAGTCCAAAGTTTTCGGAGGATAGAGAGTATAAAGTTCCAGCATCTGGTTAAAGCTTTCGCAATTAAATGAAATTATTAATTTCCCATTTGTGAAACATTATATCAAAGGGAAATAAGCCGCAAAAAGACGGCATTATTAATCGAAAAATAAATGGAGGTGATTGGTTTCAATCAACTTGATGTACGCACTGGTATGCCTATTATTACGGTCTTTAAAATAACATAAGGTAGCTAGGTTTCAGCATCCTGTTATCAACGAATGGTTATGATTTCGTTATTATTAACTTAAAAAATCTACGACTTTGAACTATGCTAACGATGAGACAACCAATAAAAATCAATGTCATCATATCTTCTGAATCTCGCTTGCCAAGAATGAAAAAGGCAATAGTACAGGCTATAAGATTTGTAAGAAGTAAATACAACAAAAAATATATACTGGAAACTATTCTACATAATAGCTTGTTTGTTGAAATGTCAAAGAAACTCGCAAAATGATAAGTTATAGGAGATACGAACATTGCTATAAAACCAGCAATGGTTGTCATTAAAAACATGGCAATTAACAAAAGTGGGGCCTTTGCTATTACAAAATAACTTGACTGCATTAAAAGCAGTGTGCCAATAACAGCGGATAGTATTGAACCAATTATTAAGTGTCTAGTGCCTTCAAACATCCTATATATGGTTTCTTCAGTAATTTTCATGATTCAGTTTATACTTAATAAATAAGTATCGATTATACCAACAAAAAAAACTCTTAGCAATCACAAAAATGAATGAAGACTTGACATCTAACTATTTATATTACATAGCGCACAGTATATTGATATTGCCTTTATAATCAGAATCTTTCCGTGTTGAAGCTGATAGATTTAGTAAAATTTTCACTGGTTAATAACGATGTTTATTGGCGGTAATATCTTCTCTAACTGCTTACGGTTTATATTTCTAATTTTCTTGTAGTCTCAGCAACGTAGACAGCCTGGCACCATCACCCGGCGCAACTCTGGAATATCATCACCGCAATCCGTGCAGTGCGTAGCCGATACCGCGTTATTGAATGTGCGCCGGTTCGCCAGCGCTATCTGCAAATTGTGTTCAACCTGCTCGTTGGCAGCGTCGATTAGTTCTGCGCTCACCTTGCACCTCCCGGTATAAAATAAATAACCCACGCCATAATTAAGATGGCGGCCGTCATACGGGCGATATAACCTGTACCAAGCATGCGAAATGCATTGCTCCAGGTAACGAAGGACATAATTGCCACCAACGCTGGGAAACCAGCGATGATATAAAGACTTGCAATAATCATTTCTTTCATGCTGCCTCCACATCTTCAATGTATTCTTTACCGATCCGCTCCAGTTCATCTCTGGACACGGTAGTGATTTGCCCGCGTGGCCGGATGTAAGGTCGCCAGATAAGAAATAGGGATGGTTTCGGGTTGGATTCGCGCTTGCCTTTCGGTCTCGGCGTTGCTGGCTTAAAGTTAATTCGCCCGCCGGTAACCAGCCGTACTTCGTCGACGCTCTCCATTGCAAGGCTGAACCATCCCGTTGAGATATCCGCAGGAACAAGCATCACTACCGGCTGTCCCTGTCGCCGACATTGCTCCTCAGCTTTTCGTATCCACGGCGTGATATCGGAATAGGGCGGGTTTAACCAAACTGGCCCGTAGCTGACCCATTCACTGTTCAGCGCGTTATCCAGTTCAGTGAGATAGTGAGCGCATAGCGCGTTACTCTGGCTGGCAGCAGCGTCCAGGTAGAAGCCAAACTCAGCATCGAGAGCGTTGAATATCTCAATAGGTGTTTGCCAGTAGTCGCGCTCGGCGGTGGGGGTTGTTGATCCTCGGTAGTCACTCATTGTTACCTCTCTAATCCTGTCTGACGTGACCATAGCGGCCAGTCCAGACATGCTCCTGTGTCTGTGCTGGCTGGCGGGGTCCGATGGCAACGAAGCGTGGGAACGTCGCTGCCTGCTGATTCATGAGCCAAACAGCCGCCTCGTACCGGCGCTGTTCATGTCGCTCCATGCGAGCTTCCTTGCTCTCCGGCTCCTGCTGATTATCGAATCCGTCGATAAGTTCTTTCATGCGGCTCAGAACCTCTTCGCGGGTGCCGAGCTTTTCTGGCGGGCGCAGGTAATCCGCCCCGGGAAGAGGTGAAACCATTTGATAATTCCTTAGTGAGTTAAATCAGAAGGGGATGTTGGGGTCGTAATGATCATCTGATGTAGATGAATTCGACGCTTGTTGCTGCTTTGTTGTTGAGGTTGCAGGGTTTTTAGATGAAAAATCTAGAGAATTGACGATTAATACTGGAGTGCTTCTTTTCTGACCTTGGTTGTCTTCCCACTCTTCAATCAAGAACTCCCCAACCACTGTTACTTTGGTTCCTTTGGTTAGGTGCGGTGGTAATTTTTCCGCTTTAGCTCCGAACATCTTGCAGGTTAGCCAACTGGTCTTTTCGTGATCGCCAAATCCCTGTCTCACTGGAAGTGAGAAATGCGCAACAGCTTTTCCTGAAGGCGTCCATCTTTGTTCGCAATCTTTCCCTATGTTCCCACTAAAGGTGCAATTATTAATAGCCAATATAGTCTCCTTTTAGTGCAGCTCTTATTGTGTCTTCGCAGACTCCGAATTGTTTCGCTACCTGCCTTTTTTGAACGCCTTCACCACGCCCGTTTTTGGCGACGAATTTCATGGACCTTATTTGTTGTACTTGCTCTTTAGATAAGATCGGCAGGTGATTAAGATTGGCGCTGCTAATAGGGTTGTGGCGATTTCTTTCCTTCATGTCCCGCATATTGTCTTTTTGAGTGCCAATCTCTAAATGGTTAGGGTTTGTGCATTCTGGGTTATCGCATTTATGTCTAACGACCATACCAGGTGGAATCTCTCCGTGATGTAGTTCGTAGCTTACGCGGTGAGCTTTCTCCTTTCGCTGCGCCGAGCTTCTTCCAAGCCTTCCTGACAAAACCCCATACCCGTGACTATCTTTTGTCCCAATCCAACGCCAGCAATTCTCTGCACCCAGTTTTATTTGGTTTTCTTCCAATCTTTGGAAAATAGACTTAGCCCTAACCTTGGCAAAATGCACAGAAACACACTTGATTGAACAAAAACAACGGTTAACCCATTGAGATTCAGAATCTCCATAACTCTCAATAAATTGCGCTCCGCACTCTCTACATGATTTTGAGCGACGCTTCTTGGTCATTATGCTGCTGCTCCTTCGAGTTCATCTTTGCGGATCTGATAAACATCCTGTGCTTTCTGCTGTTCCTCGGTCCCTTCCAGCATCTTCCATGCTTTGGCAAAAGCCTCTTTAAGCTCAGGTACGCTGTTTTTCTTGGAGGCGGCATCTGAAAAAGCTCTCAGTACTTGCTCAGGCGTTGGGCTGGCTTTTTGAGGTTTACTTGATGGCGCAGATGATAGCTGCTGTTTATGTTCGTCGGTATCTGCGTCCTTGGCGTCATCAATGCCGAACAGCCCATTAAGGCAATATTTGCGAGCATACGAGCTTGTGGCGCCCGTTACCTGAGCGGAATCCATTCCTTTCTTGCTTTCCTCTTCGCGGGCCATGGCTGTTGCTGAGTGGCTATCCTTGCCATCCGTAATCGTTGCCGTTGCTTTGACGTAATACCGATCACCAATCAGTACAATTTCATCGCTGATTGACAGAAACAGTCCTTTAAGAAGGGGCTTAACTCCCTCCAGAATGTCTTCGCAGCTTCGGTATTTATACTTGCCAAAAGAGTTGTACTGGTTCTTTGGCGCGTTCAGGTGGGCCTGTATCTCTGCCAGCCTGGTATAGAATTCATTGCTCATGTGAAGTCCCCTGAAAATTCAACCCAGCTGATAACCGGATTCTGACGTTCTGCTGCCAGATTTACCGGCTCCTGCTCATCCTGGTCGGAGTCGGCGATAACATCGCGCATCAAACGAATAAACGCTTCGTCCGACCACTGTTCCTGTACGCTCATGCAGCATTCTCCTGTGGTGCTGATACGCTGTAACCCTGCTCGGTTAGCCAGTCGACGATAACTGCATGGTCTAGCTGACTGAGGACTTCGCGGCTGTCGATTGTTCCGTCCAGTTCGACACCTTCTGCCAGGAACGCCGCGCACCCCGGATAAGAACTATCTCTGACAGTCAGGTAATGAGCTGTGAACTTGAGATTCATAGGTCACCTCAGTAATGAAAATAGGTGTGGACATCCCGGCGCTATGTAGCCGCCAGGCGGTTTAATGTGATTACTTGATAAATAGGTGATGTAGTGCAAAATGCGATCAGCGCAACGGCACCATTGTGGAGACCATATGCTGATTAATAAAAAACTGCCGAGCCCGATGTACCCAACGATAGAGATGGGTAAGCGTTCCAAGAGGAATCACTGGTTCGTGAGAGAAAAGGGTAGCGATCAGCCATATGACCAGTCCTGGTATGACTGGTGGAAGTCACGCTCTCTGGGTTTAGCTAAGAATGGACACATTGCTTGGCGATCAACCTGTATCGCAAGAAATGCTCCTGACCCGTTCAACCCACCGGATGCATTTGAAGTCGACTTCCAGGCACCTGATGGAAAGCTATATCATCTGGAATTTAAGCTCGCACCTCACGGCCCGAATAAGTAATGGGCTAATGTCTCAAGCCGCGACCCATCCCGTCGAGAAATACCTCAACCAGCAGGTCGGTTGTGTACGTGCGTTCGATACCACGATGCAGATATAAGCGACCGCGTTTATTGGCTGATGCTGTCCAGGTGCTGTCTTTATGCTTAACGAGCATACCGGGCAGGACAGCGCCGCGGTTTACCGTCTGGGTGCCGTAATGCTGATGAACCATAATCTTCTCCTGCCCAAGGCGGGCGCTGAACGTGTTCATAGTTGCCTTCATAACTGAATCGCCTCGGTGAAGAGACTGAGTTATGAATGCCCCTGAATCGGCAGGGGCTACCGGGCTTAAATCAGATAATTGTCTCTTCTACCCATCGCCTGAAGCGATGTGCCTCTGCGCTGTTTGAGCGCCTTAAGCCAGTAGATTTAGCGCTGACCCTTCTGCCTGAATGGTCGCGCCTCGGAGCTGAATCCCGGTTAAGCCAAACCGTTATCAGCAGAGACAGGATGAGCAGGCTTTGCATGCGCCTCCTGTTTGAAGCAGTGAAAATTCTTCAAATTCCTCAATGTTTGTTTTCAGTCGTCACTGTTACCAGTTACATAAATCCTCCGATGATGAATGCCGCGTCGAAAAGCGTGGCAGCGGCTAGCCAGGGAACTCATAACGTGGCTCACTCGTGAATGAGCCTGGGTATGAGGCAATAAAAAAGCCGCTGGTTAGGCGGCTTATTCGTATTTGCTTACGTCGTATCCTTTATCTTGCAACCACTCAATAACATCGCTAATTCTCAAAGTGACTAAGACCTTTTCAGCCTCAGCTTTACGTTGCAATTTGCGCTTGGCTCGCTCCAGATATGACTGCATGACATCTTCATCCAGCTCGCTCCACCAAGGTAAATCCCTGCCGTTTTCCATCGCAGAATCACAAACTGCGTCGTAAATAATTTGAGCCTCTGTAAGTAGTTGCTTTGAAGTGAATTCGCTCATCGCCTTACCCTCTGTAGTTACCCTGTAAAAAGGCCGCCTAAGCGACCTTTCCATTCTGTTTTTCAATTTCTCTGGCAATCATTTCCGTGGTTCTGATTGCCCACCTATCGACGATATTCCCATCCTCAATTACAAGAGACATTTCTTCAGGCCTAACCATGCATGCAGCGTCCAGTTTGCATCCTTTGCACTTTGTAAACTGACTACACCACTGATTTGTATCAATAGTCTTAGTCATACGGATAGTCCTGATACTGACTCATGTCATCCGCAGGATGATCGTCAAACTCTTCAATTTCGTCTTCCATACCCACCTCTCTGTTTATTTACCGCGCCGTTAAGTTGCGCTCTGATTTACGATGACCTGCATTGAATAAAGCCACCTGCGGGAGGCAGCAGCCAGTCTCTACAACGGGCTTATTGCGCAGGGTTAATGTACCGGTCACCGCCTTAACAACGCGTTCTGAGCAGTCCTCAGATAAACGGGTAAAGGCGCGGTCAATGCGTTTGGCTAACTGCTGGTTGTCGCGCATAGCCTGTTGATGACGGATAGCGCGGAGTAATTTCTTGTGCTCACGATTTGTCATGATTGCCTCCTGTAGGAGCACTTCCCTGTGCAATTGAGTTATTTGTTTTTGCGGTCCCACATCCAATCGCTCACGGCTGACCAAATGGTGAATGCCATGCCGATTGAGAAGGTGACAACCATGCAGCCGAGAATTGGGTTAGCGATAATTTCAATCATTTTGTTTTTCCTGTGGTGAAAATGGCTTTGGCGGTGATGTGCCAGCTGCTTATCCTCTGGTCGCCGTCATGCGGCTGCATTTCGCATCACCCCAAACCCATCTCGTTTGGTATTGTTGGCCCGAAACAGGCCTCTTGTTGTTAAAGAGCATTCACCGTCCTGGTGAGTAGTGCGTCCTGCTGATGGGATTTAGTATCACCGCAAGTGGTTTTATAGTCAACACCGCAGGAGATAAAAAATTACGTGCGGTTGTGAACTTTATGATTAGTAAGAGAATTTAATTTTATTTCTCCCCATTGAGGCCTGTGATAGCCTGAAATGGTCGAAATTTAACCTGGTGACTGCTATGGATATGAGTGAGGAGCGCATAAACATGATTGTCAGCGCTATGGGGCGGGCTGTTATGGAGCTTTCGCTGGCTAACCAGCCGCTAACTCAGGAGGCCATCACAGATAAGCTGGAGCAGTACCGCAGGGAAACAGGCAATGTGATAGGGAGAGGTGTGAACAGGGATGCAGCTGAGATAGTGAGGAAGGGGAGTAAGGCGCTTGACTGAGGGAAATAAAAAAAACCCGGCGCGGTGGCCGGGTTTTAACAATTTGTTAAGTAGCTTATGCAGCTTTTTTCATTTGCTCTGCAACAAGCAGCTCTTTACGAGCCTTCATCTCATCAACAATTTCATTGAGCCTGTTAGCTAACTGAAGCATTCTTGAAATGCTTTGATTTTTTGTCATTTTCTCCTCCTGGTGGTTCATGGGGGTTCGACTAGAAAATGTTAATATTGTTAAGCATAGTAGAACTTTGCTCACATAACGTTGGATTTTTCTGTCGGATATCATTAATAAGCATCTGCGATAGCAGTAGAGCTTGTTTCAAGTTAATGTCGTCGTGTTTCTTTGCTTCAGACTCAAGCTCGCTAATAATGCCCTCTAGCTCTTCAAGAGATGGGTCCACTATTTTGCTAAGCATATCCATGCCGTGCTCATCAAAACTGCGTATAACGAATGCTATCAAATTTATGACAGCTATCTTTACGCTATTGATGTCCATCTCGGCTTGAGTTGAGCCTAAGTCTTCTTTTCGAACGGCTACTAACTTCAAATAATTCTGATGCTTGCTATCTTCACTTGCGTTAGAGGTCACTTACTATACTCCTTATATAGGACTGATCAACACGTTTTACAATAGGAATAGGCTATTACTTGAACAGCGCGGCACTATTTATTTAAAAAGTGTTGACCATCCATGTAAGGCTACATCCAGCTTGGTAACTACTATATATCCACAAAATCGGCAGAACGGATAGGATCTTTACGATGAATTTTATGCATCGTCACGAATTGGATAGTTGAATCCTCTACTAACTACTCAAACATATCCTCAGGCCACTGCGCCTTAACCACCTTACCTATGATGCGGCAGTTCTCATTGCACGGAATGCTCTCATAGCGCGGGTTAGGGTTAAGTGGTTCCAGCCAGTGCTTACCATCATCCCACGTGTACTTTTTGAATGTGACCTCGGAATCACCGAACACGCCAGCTACGCAAAAGTCACCGGCTTCTACCTCTTCTGCCGGGTCTACCAGGATAAGCATGCCTTCAGGGAAGCTGGGCCGCATACCCTGTGGTGCAGTCATGGAGTGGCCCGTTACCTCAAGCCAGAATGCATCTTTGCTGGCCTTTTTTGTGGTAGATACCCAAGCCTTAGCATCGTTTTCTGTAAACGATCCCACTTCTGAGAACGCGCCTGCCGGAACGGACGTAAACAGAGGGTATTCATAACGAGGATTTAGTTTTTGACTCTTACCTAGCGACGAATACATCTCTGCTATTTCTTGCGCAATCGAAGGGCTGAAATCCTCTACACCAACACGCAATATCTTTGCCAATGAAGAGGCGTTGCTTGGGTTTAAGGCATTTACCCCATTCAAAATGGAGGCTATTGCTGACTGACTCACTCCCAGCGCATCCGCAACGGATTCCTGGGATAAACCCAGTTCATTTTTTTTGCTTTCGTAAATGGACTTAAGACGCAGGGCGTCTTCCATCTGCTCAGCCGATAGTGGTTTCTTTTTTGTGCTCATCTGCAAAATTTATCACCGCACGGGATAAATAACTAACACCGCATGTGTTGACTAATTTACCTCTTGCGGTGATAATCAGTTTGTACATAAGGAGGTCAGCCATGACGCAGCGTCTTAAGTTAAAAGATTACGCCGACCGTTTTGGTCAAACCAAGGCAGCGAGTGACCTTGGTGTTTATCAGAGTGCAATTTTCAAAGCGATTAACTCAAAACGGAACATCACAGTAACTGTGCATGAGGATGGATCAGTATCCGCTGAAGAATTGAAGCCATTCCCAAGTAATCGCCGCGACTCTCAGGCCGCATAAGTTTTACCGCTCTTTAAAAACCTGCGGGCTGTTCCGGCCCACCAATAACAAAACGCATCGCCATGTGGTGGATGCGACTAACTAACTATTCATCAAAGGAATACTACGAAATGGAAGATGCAACTTCACGCAACAAACACTCCGCACGGCATATCGAATCATGGTTACACAGCCAGATTGCTATGCGTGGCGCATCAAATATCGCTAAAGCGCTGGGAGTGGATAAATCACAGATTACGCGCTGGAAGGAAACGCTTTTGCCTCGAATGGCAATGTTACTGGCGGTGCTGGAATGGGGTGTGGTGGACGACGATATGGCCCGGTTAGCAAGGGAAGTCGCAGCAATCCTCAAAAATGAAAAACCCCAAACGAGCGGTAACTCGTTCAGGGCTTAATTTTCACTGTGTTACGCCAACACAATAATCAGGAGTAATTATGAGTTCTCTATCCCAGCTTTACAAGTCCAAAGATAAGAACGGCACGGAAACCACAGTGAAGAAAACCTTCCTGGTTCCGCTGGCGGAAATCTACGTCGAGCCCGGTTTCAACGTTCGCGAAATCGACCAGGTACACGTTGAGGAATTCCGCGACGCTTTCATAGCAGGTGAGTACGTGCCACCGCTGGCTGTTCAGGTCACGGAGCAGGGCGTCAAAATCATCGACGGCCACCACCGCTATTACGGCGCAAAACTGGCGACGGAAGCTGGACACGAAATACCGCGCCTTGAGTGCAAGGATTTTGTTGGCACCGACGCCGATCGCATTGCCTTCATGGTCACCAGTTCACAGGGCAAACCTCTGACGCCACTGGAGCGCGCCGCCGCATACCAGCGCCTGATTAATCAGGGATGGGAGCCTGCGGAGATTGCGAAAAAGGTTAAACGGTCAGTAGCTGATGTTGATCACCACCTCCAGTTACTGGCGTGTGGTGACGAACTGATCGACATGGTTCGTTCCGGTGAAGTGGCGGCGGCTACCGCTGTCGCATTATCACGCGAGCATGGCCCTCAGGCGTCCTCCGTCGCCGTCGAGCAGATGAGCAAGGCAAAGGCAGCGGGTAAGAAGAAACTCACCCGTAGTGCGGCGCTCCCGCAGTTTAACGCCGCAAAAGCGCGCGAGTTCATCCAGATCATTGCTGATTTTGACATTGCGCTCCCGCTACCTGAAGGCGCATCCAAGATTCTCAGTGAATACCGCGAGTGGCTGAAAAGCTCGGGTTGGGAGGAAGCATGACAAAGCCACTCAGTCCTGACCAGGACAAATTACACAAAAACATTATTCGTGATCGCTACCTGTCCGGTTTCAAGCAGCCTGGTCGATTCCGGGCTGAGTGGGAGAGGGTGAAGCAATTATTCAGAGGTAAAGGTCATGAGTAATCTGGCAACAGTAACACCTATTAAACCTCATCTGGAGGTTGTGGAGTCACGCGTGGCAGAACTCGAAGAGGGCTATACGCGGACTGCAAATACATTGCTTGAGGCTGTGATGCTTTCCGGGCTTACTCAGCACCAACTCCTGATCGTGATGGCCGTGTGGCGCAAAACATACGGCTTCAACAAAAAGATGGACTGGATAGGCAATGAGCAGTTTGCAGAGCTTACCGGGATGGCGCCGACTAAATGCTCGACTGCCAAAAACGAACTGATCAGGATGGGGGTGCTTACGCAAGCTGGCCGACAGGTGGGGATGAATAAAAACATCTCTGAATGGAAAACTAAGTTTAACGGAATCGGTAAAACATTTACCGAATCGGTAAAACTAACCTTCACCAAATCGGTAAAAAGTGATTTACCGAATCAGTCAAACACAAAAGACAATATACAAAAGACATTAAAGACAAATACCCCCTTACCCCCGGAGGGGGAAGTGGCGCAGATTTCTAAGCCTGAAAAGCGAAAGGCCGATCGCACTGACTACCAGGCATTCCTTCAGGCTTACAACGAAGAGGTCGGCGAGCTACTCCCGCATGCTGTAGCGCTGAGTGACACTCGTAAGCGGCGGCTTAAGAAACTCATCCCTCAACTTAAAACACCCAACGTTGAAGGCTGGCGAGCCTACGTGAAAGCGTTTGTCTCACAGGCCAAGCCGTTTTACTTCGGACAAAACGACACAGGCTGGGCGGCGGATATTGATTACCTGCTACGCGATAAAACACTGCTGGGTGTTCGTGAAGCTAAATTTGCTGACAAGGGGATGCAATGAGACAGGATATTGAAGCCAGTGTAATCGGCGGACTGCTTATTGGCGGGCTTACCCCGTCGGCCAGTGAAGTTCTGGCGACACTCCCGGCAGAAGCTTTCTCGATCCCCGTCTACCAGAAAGCCTACAAAGTCATCCAGAAACACGCTTCAGTACGTAACCTGATTGACGGACTGATGGTTGCTGAGGAGTGCGGGGAAGGACATTTTGCTGACATCATGGAAACCGCCAGATCATGCCCGAGTGCTGCAAACCTGAAAGGCTACGCCGGGATGGTATCGGAGGCATATCAGCGTCGGCTTGTGTTACAGCTTATGGACGAGATGCGCGGGCCTATCAGCAACGGAACGCTGGATGCCTCAACGCAGGCAATGGATGAGCTTGTAAAGCGTCTCGGCGCTATCAGGAAGCCGCGATATCAGGTGCAGCCGGTACGCCTTGGGGATGTGCTGGATGATTACGCCGAAACGCTTGAGAGGCGCCTGAAGAACGGTGAAGAGTCGGACACCATGAAGACCGGTATCGAAGCGCTGGATGCTATCACCGGGGGGATGAACGCTGAAGACCTTGTGATCATCGCTGCGCGGCCGGGCATGGGTAAGACGGAACTGGCGCTAAAGATTGCCGATGGTGTGGCTAACCGACAGCTTCCCGGTACTGACCTGAAACGCGGCGTGCTGATTTTTAGCATGGAGATGAGCAAGCTTCAGATTGCGGAGCGAAGCATTGCCGGTTCGGGGAACATCTCTGTGAGCGTACTGCGTAACCCGGCAAAAATGGATGACGAAGGCTGGGCGCGGGTATCAAACGGGATTTGTCATCTTGCTTCGCTGGACGTCTGGCTGGTTGATGCCTCGAAACTTACCGTTGAAGAAATCCGGGCAATCGCGGAACGGCACAAGCAGGAGCACCAACACCTTTCGCTCATCATGGTTGACTACCTTGGCCTGATTGAGAAGCCAAAGGCAGACCGTAACGACCTGGCTATCGCGCACATTTCCCGCAGCCTGAAGGCGATGGCGAAAGACCTGAAAACGCCGGTTATCTCGCTCAGTCAGCTATCACGTGATGTCGAGAAACGCCCCAACAAGCGCCCCACAAACGCAGACTTGCGCGATTCGGGAAGCATAGAGCAGGACGCCGACTGCATCATCATGCTCTACCGCGAAGCCGTCTACGACGAGAACAGCCCCGCCGCGCCGTTTGCAGAAATCATCGTAACAAAGAACCGCTTCGGCACCCTCGGAACCGTATACCAGCGATTCGTTAATGGTCACTTCATGGATTGCGACCAGGACGAAGCCCGGCAGAAATGCATGGAAACCCACGCACCGAAGTCCGGAGGGAAACGGTACGCAAAAGGAGCCGACGTATGAGCAATCAACCAACCTGACCAGGCCACTAACACAGTGGCCTTTTTTACGCCAACAAACAATCAATCAACTATCCGAAGCGACGCTAAACAGCGGTTGCGGTCGGTCTGTGGGAGGAAAACATGAAAATTTACATCGCCGGGCCAATGAGCGGCATTGAGAAGTTTAACCGCCCGGCATTCCAGTATGAGGCGTTGCGCCTGAGCAGCGAGGGTCATGTCGTACTGAACCCGGCAACGCTTCCTGATGGCCTTACGCAGAGCGAGTACATGGATATCTGCCTGGCAATGCTGCGCTGCGCTAATGCGATTTACATGCTGCGAGGCCGGGAAAAATCAGCGGGTGCGCGAGCTGAGAATGCGCTGGCGGAAAAACTGGAGCTGGAAATAATTTTTCAGGAAGGGGTGGTAGCATGAAAGCTAGTGATTTATTCGGTGATGTGAAGGAACTTTCCGGTTATAAATTCCGATATTTTATAACTTCAACCGGTTTAGTGTTTTCATTTTCTACTGGTGAAATAAAACAGCTTAAACCGACGCTGCGTGGAAAAACTAGAAACCAGTATTTGTTTGTTAGGTTTGAAAAGGACGGTAAGTATTTAAACCTACCTGTCCATAAACTTGTCGCTGATAACTTTTTAGGTAGCAAGCCATCCCCTAATCACGTTGTCAATCATAAAGATGGAAATAAGCAGAATAACCACTCTGATAACCTGGAGTGGGTAACCATATCTGAAAATACTAGGCATGCGTATTTGAATGGTATGGCTGGCGGGCGTAAACATGGTTCTTACAAGGGCCCGGTATGTGCAGAATATAAGAATGGGTTTGGTTTTGTTTTCTTTGATAACGCCCAGGCTATCGATGCCGGTTTTAATCCAAAAAGCATAAGAGACGCCATTTCAAATCCTAACAAGAGGTTATTTGGGTTTAAGTTTTGTCGACTTAATGAAATGACCCAACTGCGCGGTAACAGCAATGGAGGTGCGGTGTGAAAGGTTTCTGGCGTGCTTGGGCGCGAATGAACGCGCATATCAGAATGCAAACCCGAACATACACGGATCGCGGGTTTTATTACGGCTCAATGAGCCGCGGGCAACACTACAAATGGCGGGACGCAGCATGAACACAACCGAACAGGCGCAGAGAGAGAAATTCGAAGCGTGGGCTGAAGAGGCTGGCGCGCTTCCATGGGGAATACTGGGAAAGCATCGTAAGCAAGACGGCAATTATCCCGGGCCTCATTACACCTACATGTGGAAAGCATGGCAGGCCGCAAGTGCTGAGCTGGTAGAGGCGCTGGAGAGTGCGCATCGGAAAATCGCTGAGCTGGAAAATGACGAAGTCCGCCAGCGCCTGGCTAACGCAGAGCATCAACTGCATATGGCTGAACTTGCTAAGCACAACCTTAGGGCAAGCCGCATGGCACAGTTTAAAAAGCGTAAAGCAGCAGAGAAGCGCATCTCTGAAATGGAAGGGCGGGAAGTGCGTGAGGAGGGAAATCAATTCCTCATCGTTCGCTACCCCGGAAAAGCTCCAGTAATCAAGCACTGCGCAGGCAACCTCGAGGGATTTTTGCGCCAACTACTTGAGCGTGAACCTATGGCAACCATTAACATCGTTACTCATCGTTATTACGGAATTGGTGGTCAATGGGTTCAGGATGCGGACGAATATCTGCACATGATGGATGCCGCTGGTCGCATCAATGGAGAGGACTAACCCATGACATTAACCAAAGAGCGCATCATCGAAGAATTGAAAGCTTCAACGCAGAACGCCAGCGGGATGTTTGAAATCAACGAGGATACGATTTGCGCGCTGATGGAGCTACTGGAGTCCCGCGCAGATGCGGAGCCAGTGGCTTACCGTGACCGCAAAGAGTGCAACGGCATTCGATTTGCTGATGGGTTTGACTACGGAAAATTGGCGGATGGAGCACCATTGTACACCGCACCGCCCGCGCCGGTAGTGGTGCCGGATGAAATTGACATCAACGACCCGGCACTGGATACGCATCGAAAATGGATGGCTGAGGGCTGGAATCGTTGCCGCGCCGCCATGCTTCAGGGTAAAGACGAACCTGTGCAGGGCTGGATACCGTGCAATGAGCGGTTGCCGGAAGCTGACGGTAACTATTGGGGATGGTGGAACGAAAGCAAGCGACAAGGCCCAGTCTGGTTTATCAAAAGTGACTTGCAGGCTCAATTCCAGAGCAGCGAGATAACTCACTGGATGCCTCTACCAGCAGCACCTAAGCAGGAGGCTAACAATGGCTAATCTGCAACTCGCAGTAAACGGCGAATACTTCGACCAAATGAAGAGCGGCGAGAAAACGGAAGAGTATCGACTGGTTAACCCATACTGGGGACGTCGCATATTCGGGCGCAAGTATGACCGTCTAATCATCACCAGAGGCTATCCGAAGCGCGATGACGTAAACAAGCGCATCGATATCCCCTATGACGGTTACGAGATTAAGGTGATAACCCACCCGCATTTTGGGCCCGACCCGGTAAAGGTTTTCGCAATCAAAGTGGCGGTGAGTGATGCCTGAATCAACACAGGAGGTTTAATTGCAAATCGACCTGGTGAAACATCCGGGCGGCGTATTTTCTCCAGCATCAGACAGTGACCTCGAACGACTCCAGCGATTCAAAAACGGCGAGACGTACACAGCCGAAATCAAGTTAACCAGACACCCCGCGCATCATCGTAAAGCCTTTGCATTCTTCCAGTTCTGCTATGACCACTGGTCAGCGGAAAACGCTGGCTATGAATGCTCAGACGAACACACGCAGAAAGAGGAATTCCGGAAGAACCTAACCATTCTTGCCGGATTTTTTGACGTGGTAACGACGATACGCGGGGAGACGAAAGTCAGGGCAAAAAGTCTGGCTTATTCCTCCATGGATGGCGACGAGTTCGCCAGGTGTTATTCAGCTCTGATCAACGCCGCCATTAAGCACGTATTCGCCGGGACTACCGACCCGGCAATCCTCAACCGGCTTCAGTCATTTTTCTGAGGTAAAATTGAACCGACGAAGAAGCATTACTCAGATCGCGATGGATAACATGATTTTCCGCGTCACCCACCGCAAGAAGCGCAAGCCTGAACCAACCCCATCACAAATCCCATCGTTCGCATACTCAGCACATTTACAGGACATTAAGTGGATGCGAGAGCGTGCCAGGAGGAGATATGTCGAAACCAAAAACGCGCAATAACCCCTACAGCGAAGAAGAGAAGCAATACATCAGACGCGTCGCAGGCAAAGTCCCGGCGACGATGATAGCCGAAACGCTCAACCGCAGCCATTCAGGCATTAAGCAATGGGCGAGTGCGAATGGCATACGCCTTCGCGTCCCGTACGCAATCATGATGAAACACTGGAGGGATTATGCCCGGAGTTATGAGACGGCGGTGTAAAAACGAAGAGTGCCGCGAGTGGTTCCACCCAAAGTTTTCAAACGTGTGGTGGTGCTCTCCGGAATGCGGAACAAAGCTAGCACTGGCAAAGCGAAGCAGAGAGCGAGAGAAAGAGGAAAAGGCGGCCGACAAAAAACGACGACGAGAAGAGCAGCAACAGAAAGACAAACTCAAAGTAAGACGCCTCGCATTAAAGCCCCGAAGTTACTGGATCAAGCAAGCCCAGCAAGCAGTAAACGCCTACATCAGAGAAAGAGACCGCGATATGCCATGCATTTCGTGCGGCACCTTCACGTCAGCTCAGTTCGACGCTGGCCATTACCGAACTACGGCCGCCGCACCGCAACTGCGGTTTGATGAGCGCAATATTGCTCGCCAATGTGTCGTTTGTAACCAGCACAAGAGCGGAAACCTCGTTCCGTATCGTGCCGAGCTAATCAGGCGGATAGGTATCGAGCAGGTGGAGGACATCGAAAGCAACCACGACCGCCATCGCTGGACTATCGATGAGTGCAAGGCAATCAAGGCCGAGTTTCAGCAGAAGCTGAAAGACCTGCGTAACAACCGGGAGGAAGCAGCATGATTATCGTTCAGACAGTTCCTCGCCTACTTCAGGCCTGCAACGGCAACCTGACCGAGGTAGCCCGCAAGCTTTCATGCCACCGCGACACCGTAAGGAAGTACATCGGAGACATCAACGCGCAGCGTCACGCGGTCATTAACGGCGTGCTGATGACCAGCGCCCGCCCGAATGAGGAGGCTTCATCTTGACCACGGTAACCAGTATTGCGTCAGCACAGCAGCGCCACAAAGACCGGGAAATGCTGGAAGCTGTCCGTAAGCAGAAGGAAAACGTACGCAAGGTAATAGAAGGCCTTGAGCGTCTTGAAAGGGAACTGGAGCGAAGCCTTAGCGGAGGTGTTCAGTGAACACAGCAGAAGCTTATCAGGTCGGATACGTCGCCTTAATTGCCATCGCATTCATTCGTGACTGGCAGCACAGCAGGAGCATCCAATGACACGCGACCAAATCAACCGCTACGAGCGGGAATGCGTTAACCGTGCAGGCGTATTCCTCAACCGGCGCAATCCGGGAGACGACACCGCACAGCGACTGATCCGCAATATTGAGCGCAGAAACGCAAAGAGAGAAGGGGAGAAGGTATGAGGCTTGAAGCAGTAGCGAAATACCATTCACCAAAAAGCCCGATGATGAGTGACTCACCACGGGCAACGGCATCGGATAGTCTGAATGGTACAGATGTGATGGCAGCCATGGGGATGGCTCAGTCACAGGCTGGTTTCGGTATGGCTGCTTTCTGTGGGAAACATGAGCTCAGCCAGAACGACAAACAACGGGCTATAAATCTTCTGCTTCAGTTCGCCTACCGCGTATCGGGGAAATACCGCGGCGTTGCAAAACTTGAAGGCCATGTTAAGGCAAAGGTGTTGCAATCGCTCGCAACATTCGCCTACGCAGATTACTGCCGGAGTGCTGCAACACCGGGCGCCAGATGTAAGGACTGCCATGGAACGGGAAGGGCGATAGACCTGGCTAAAACTGAGCTATGGGGCAGGCCAGTCGAGAAAGAGTGCGGAAGGTGTAAGGGAGGCGGTTACAGCAGATTACCCGCAAGCGCGGCATATCGTGCTGTGTTGCTCTACGTTCCTGACCTTACCCAGCCTACCTGGTCACGCACTATCAAGCCGCTATACGATGCTTTGATATCTCAGTGCCACAAAGAAGAGTCACTGGCTGATTCGGTTTTATCGCATGTGACACGATAAACACATTTAGCCACGGAAGGCGTTATTTTAACGGCACGTTGTTGACAGGTTGAATAAAAGTGGGTAAATTTGACACTAATGATGGATAACTGTCATTCATTGAAGCCCTGAGTTAATAGCTCGGGGCTTTTTTATTGCCTCGTTAAAATTCGCATCATCTCATGAGCCGAATAACTCCCACATTCGGCTCATCAAAGCAACTCGAAAAAGAACAACCTTTACCCTGGCTAATGCCGGGGTTTTTATTTTCAGGCCCGAACAATCAACCCCCATCGAAACCTTACCTGAGTGTTCGTGGCCTGACTCCTCTACACACAGCACTTCCCTTTTGTGGAGGTGAGAGATATGTCCAATATGAGCAAATTAGCTTCTGGCGCTGCCTATGGCGCATCAGCCGGGACGGTAGCTAATGGCGTACTGACCCGGCTTAGTCCTGACGAATGGAGCGCCATTGGTGTTATCGCAGGCATTGTGGTTGCGCTGCTGACGTTTGCTATCAACTGGTACTACAAGCGCAAAACAACCCTGGCGCAGATCGAAGCCCTTCGTAAGTGGCCGGTGAATGGTCCCACAATCGAGGAATAACCATGGCAATTCCATCATCACTCAGGAATAAGTTGCTGGCCGCTGCGGGCGGTGGAGCAATGATTATTGCCACGGTTTTTCTTGGTGGTAAGGATGGCGTAGAGGGGCGCAAGTACGTCCCTTACTACGATGTTGCTGGCGTGCCGACCGTTTGTGACGGACACACTGGCAACGACATCATTCGCGGCAAGCGTTACACAGACCGGGAATGCGATCAGTTGCTGTGGAAAGACCTGCAGCCCGCAAAGCGCACCGTGGACAAGCTTGTAAAAGTACCGCTGAACGAATACCAGCGGGCGGCGCTGTACAGCTTCGTGTTCAATGTTGGCTCTGATGCGTTTTCCAAATCGACTCTGCTTCGCAAGCTCAATAACGGCGACCAGGACGGAGCCTGTGATGAAATGCGCCGCTGGGTTTATGCCGGTGGCATGAAGTGGAAGGGATTGCAGAACCGTCGCGAGATGGAGCGATCCATGTGCCTGGCGGAGAGTAAAAATGACCTCTAAAGCCTGGCTGATTATCGCCATTGAACTGCTCTTATCTGTCCTGAGTATTTATGTTCTGCTCGGTCAGGTCGGTGATGCGAAAAAACGTGCTGCTGATGCCGAGCAAAGCCTGAAGCTGGCGAGCGCCACCATCAACGACATGCAGGTGCGTCAGCGTGATGTTGCTGCGCTCGACGCTAAATACACAAAGGAGCTTGCTGATGCGAATTCTGAAAATAATGCTCTGCGTAAGCGTCTCGATAATGGTGGCAGGGTGCTCGTCAAAGGGAAGTGTCCCACTCAGGATTACACCTCCACCACCGGCAGCATGGGCGATGCAGGAACCGTCGAACTCGCTGACCTTGCTGGACGAAACGTTCTCGGTATCCGATCCGGAATCATCCGCGACCAGAAAGCCCTGAAGTATTTGCAGGACTATATCAACACGCAGTGCAAATGATTTACGTAACCCCGTAAGGCTGGTGCTCAAATCTGGCTGCCGGGTAGGAAGTCAGTGGCTAAGCACTTTTAAGAGGCAGGGCAGGCGCTGTGCAAGAGCCATGCAACTTGCTTAATGGACATAATCAGAACAATCATGCTTTAATCCTGGCAACGACCGTCAGGAGATTTAGCATGTTGGGTGTCATACGTTTTTTACTGGCGTTTTGTGTTATTGCATTTCATTTAACACAATACATACCAAATTTAGGTGGGCTAGCAGTAAACTTTTTTTATGTCATTAGTGGCTATCTAATAACATTGGTTCTTCATGAAACCTATCAATTCAAGTTCGGACCGTTTGCCAAAAACAGATTTCTAAGGTTGTATCCCGCTTATTTTGCTCTGGCGGCAATAAGCCTCTTATTTGCCCTGACCTTAAAAAGCCATGCATTGTTTCACCCGTCATGGAGTGAGTCACCCAGCTTTGGAGATGTAACGGGTAATATCTTTATGTTCCCTTGGGCCTTTCTTTCTGACCCTATCGTTCTGGTTAATGCGTTCGATATTCATGCTCTTGACAGTAGCACCATGCGCTTTAGGTTGATCCCGTCAACATGGTCAGTAGGCGTAGAGATAGCGTGTTATTTTCTACTTTGGCTGTTCTGTGCGAGGAACCTTGTAACGACACTCGTGACCATCGCCGCTGCCGTCGGTTGGCATGTGTATTCTGTTTACCATGGACTGCATCCGAATATGCTTTATAACCCGGTAAATGCTGCTATGTTGCCGTTTGGTCTTGGAGCGCTGGCATACCAAGTCACAACACGACTCCGAATTCCTCAGCTTTCAGGCACGAGTGGAATAATTGCTACCGTTGTGCTGGGAGTGGCGTTTGCTGTTAACTGGAAACTATCAGTTGGCAAAGAGTTCTTGCCGTCAGTCTATTACTATTTGAATACTATTCTTGCGTTTATCACGGTTATTGTAATAAACAAAACTCGACATAAAGGTTTACTCGGAGCCGTTGATAAATGGTTGGGCGATTTAGCTTACCCTATGTTCCTGGGACATTATGTCTTTGCCTTCATTGCTTGGCGTATTCTTGGAATGTTTAACACTCCAATGAGGGGAACAGAAATATTCATTTATGGTTCTGCCCTTACTGTTATCGCGAGTGTCGGCATCGTACTGCTTGTTGATCGAAGAGTCCTGAAAGCCAGGAATAGAGTGAAGGAATCGATAAACGCAGTAAACTGACGTGGCTATATTTAGAAAGCCGCCTCCGGGCGGTTTTTATTGCCTTTACCATGGGCAGACTCATCGTAATGGCAATATCCCCTACAGCGGATAATCAACCAAATATCCCAACAAGCGGATAAAGAGGCTCTCATTGTCCGATATCTACAAAATCGCGATCATCAAAAAATCCAAAGAGACATTCACCGGCCTGATGAAGCGTAGTCAGCGTGAATTCATTAATGGGTTTGTCGCACTGGCAAACGATAAAGGCGAGTGGCGTTATTTCAGCCCGGACAGCATTGAGGAATTCCTCTTTGAGCCGGTGATAGCAAACGAAAATGAAAATGACCAAGACAGATGAAAAATAGCTTGGCCATGATTTATAAATTAGACAAATTGGCGCAGTTTCTCTGTAAGAAGCTGAGTTATTAAAGACTCAGGTGAATCGCCCGAAAGAGTGTTTCTTTCCATAGCCTCCAGGAGGCCTTGACTAATACCGCTCCTTGCTGCCTCTCCGTGCTTGAGCTCAATGAATTGAAGCAAAATGTTTATCATAGTCTGATGGGCTAAAACAGATGAGTTTAAGTCTGTAACCTTTTCCTCTAATCCTTGCAATCTTTCTTCAAAATCTTCCATTTCCACTCCTTAGGGATATTTATGGCACTCACCGACAAACAAGAAATGTTCTGTCGCGAGTACCTCATCGATTTAAACGCCACGCAAGCGGCTATTCGGGCGGGGTACAGCGCAAAGACCGCGAACGAACAGGGCGCTCAGAACTTAGCAAAACTTAGTATTCAAAACCGTATTTCAGATCTCAAAGCAGAAAGGAATGAGCAGACCGGTATTGATGCCGCCTACGTTCTTCGCCGACTGGTTGAGATAGATCAAATGGACGTGCTCGACATCATGACCTCGACCGGTGAGCTCAAGCCGGTGTCTCAGTGGCCGAAGGTCTGGAGAACAACGCTATCCGGGCTGGATGTCGTAGAGATGTCAGCCGAGGGAAACACAGCCGCGCTGCTTAAGAAGATTAAGTGGCCGGATAAGGTGAAGAATCTCGAATTGCTGGGTAAGCATATCAACGTCCAGGCATTCCGCGAGCAGGTGAAAACAGAGCACGTTGTTGAATCAATTTCTGACCTGATGGATTCACTGTCTCAGGGGGCTTAATGAAACCTGAGCACCTCACGCTGCTGTCGGACAAAGACTGGCGGCTCAATAATCTCTACTGGATCACCGACAAAGAAGGCAGGCCCACGCGCTTCAGGATGACACCTGAGCAACGCGAGTATTTCGAAGGCATCCACACCCGCAACATCATCCTGAAGGCTCGCCAGCTCGGTTTCACTACCGAAGTCTGCATTATCCAGCTGGACGCCGCGTTATTTGAGTCGGCAAAGTGCGCGCTGATAGCCCATACGCTAAACGACGCCAAGCGCCTATTTCGCGAAAAGGTTAAGTACGCATACGACAAGCTGCCAGCAGAGATTAAGGCAGCCAATCCGGCGAGCAACGATTCTTCAGGGGAGCTCGTATTCAGGAAGGGCGGATCACTATACGTCAGCACCTCTTTCCGTGGCGGTACGCTGCGCTACCTGCACGTTTCAGAGTTCGGAAAGATATGTGCCAAGTTTCCGCACAAAGCCCGTGAGATCGTCACTGGTGCATTTGAGGCGGTATCGACAGGCTGCTTTGCCACAATCGAGAGCACAGCAGAGGGCCGGGCGGGTTACTTCTTCGATTATTGCCAGACAGCAGAGAAAGCGCAGTTACAGGACAAGCCGCTTTCACCGCTGGACTGGAAGTTTTTCTTCTTCTCCTGGTGGAAGAACCCGCAGTATGCAATCGACCAGGTAGAGCCTCTACCGGAACGCCTGGCTGAATACTTCGCTGAGATGGAGGCGAAGCACGGCGTTGTTCTGAACGAGCGCCAGAAAGCCTGGTATCACGCCAAAGAGAAAACCCTCGGCGATGACATGAAGCGCGAGTATCCAACCATTCCTGCAGAGGCGTTTCAGCAGTCGGTCGAGGGCGCGTATTACGCCAAGCAGTTCCGCTGGCTCTACACCAACAAGCGGATCGGCCAAATCCCGGATAACTCACACCTCCCGGTTCATACGTTCTGGGATATCGGCGTGGGCGACTCAACGGCGATCTGGTTCATTCGTGAGGTCGGTACTGAATTCCACGTTATCGACTACTACGAAAACTCAGGTGAAGGTCTCCGGCATTACATGAAGGTGCTGAAAGACCGCGGCTATGAGTACGGCGAGCACTGGGGCCCACACGATATCGAAAACCGCGAGTTCGGCGCAGACGCGAAGTCACGCAAAGAGCTGGCGCAAGAGGGTTACGAGATTGACGGACAGATGTACTCCATGACCTTCAATGTTGTGCCGAAGGCTGGGGTCGACACCGGCATCGAGTCGGTGCGTGAGATTCTACCCTCATGCGTGTTCGATGAAGAGAAGTGCGCCGAAGGCATCTCTCACCTCGAAGGTTATCGCAAGGAGTGGGATGACAAGCGCGGCTGCTGGAAAGATAAACCTCTTCACGATTTCACCTCTCACGGCGCTGACGGCTTCCGTTACTTTGCTGTAGCGAAGAACAACCGCAAGCAGGTCGGCGCAGTATTCTTCTAAGGAGTTCATCAGTGAGTGAACAACAAGGCGAGGTTTCATTCCTCGTTAACGCCCTTGCTGATGCGATAGGGCGGCAGCGAATGCTGTACGCAGGCCAGCCGGGGAATACCAAACGCACGAAGCTGTGGGATGAATTCGGCTATCCAAATAATCTTGAGTTCGACCGCTACTACCGAGCCTATGAACGGAATGCTGTGGCGTATGCCGCCGTGCATAAGCTTCTCGAATCCTGCTGGATGGACAATCCGACCATCATTGATGGTGAGGAAGAGAAAGAAGCCGAGGAGACTACGGAATGGGAAAAGGCGGTAACGAAGCTGCTGAAGAAGCATTGGGCGAAGATTAAAGATGCCGACCGGAGAAATCTTGTCGGCCATTACTCTGCGCTGCTAATCCAGTTCCGGGACGGCAGGGAGTGGAGTCAGCCAGTAGACAAGAACGTCGTTGCCAGGCTGAAAGATAAGTCTATCGTGAAGCTTATCCCTGCGTGGGAGTCTCAAATCAAGCCGGGTAATTTCGACACCGACACGCTTTCTGAAACATACGGGCAGCCAGTTTCTTACAATTTCAACGAGCAGCCGGTTGGCGATGATGGCACTTATGGGCCAGTACGCGGCGTTACAGTTCATCCCGATCGTATCATTGTTCTTTGCGAAGGCGCAGAAGATGAAAACATGCTTTCCGGCGTGCCTTTTCTGCGTGCTGGCTATAACAAGCTTCTTGACCTTGAGAAAGTATCCGGCGGCAGCGCCGAGGGCTTCCTGAAGAACGCCAGCCGCCAGCTTGGTATTGCCTTCGATAAAGAAACCAATATGGATGCACTAAAGCGTGCAGCCACTGACGCTGGTTTCAAGGATTTGGGCGATGCATTAAACGATAAAGTCGCGAAGATGAACCGCGGTACCGATGCGGCACTTGTCATGCAGGCTGGTACGCCATCGGTTCTTTCTGTTGCAGCCGCTGATCCAAAACCAACATGGGAAGTCACGGCCAACGAGTTCGCAGCATCGATTCAATGCCCATTTACCATTCTATTTGGTCAGCAAACCGGGCGCCTGGCTTCCGATGAAGATAAGACGGACTGGGCGAAACGCTGCAATGGCCGCCGATGGGGCTTTATGTCTTCGGTAATCGAAACCATCCTGGAGCGCTTCTGGACGCTTGGCGTTATCGACCAGCCATCATCCGGCGAAGTATCGCTGGCATGGTCCGATTTGCTGGCACCGAGCGAGAAAGAGAAGATTGCCAATATGCAGGCGATGGCGACTGTGGCTAAAGACACTCAGCAGGCATTCGGTACGCCTGTGGTAGACGAAAATGAAATCCGCGCCGTGGGTGAGCTTGAACCTCGCAAAGAGGTTAAAACTCCCGACCCTGACCAGAAGGTGATTACCGATGATCCTCTCAACCCAGCAGACGAGAATCGGAACGCCGATCGTACCGCGCAACAAGGCTGACCCGACACAATCCTCCCGGCAGGTTAGCAGGATGTTCAGAGATATCGAAGAGCGGTATCTCACCATCAAGCGCCGTCTTAAAGAGCTTTTCGACATGCGTCTGACCGGGAGGCAACAAGAAACCAACGGTAAGCGCTCCTGGATGATGTGCATTAACTCCGGTTCTGGCCCTTCGCTGTATCAAGTCAACGCCGGAACATACATCTACGACATGACGGCAGCGCAACTGGCTGACCTGCTTCAGGTGGTGCAAACCATCCTTGATGATTCGCTTCTTGAGGGAGGAAGCCAGAATCTGTGGGCACTTGGGTATGTGGCAGCAGAGTACGAGCGCGGCACGCTGAATGCCTTCACCAACTTGTCTGTGCAGTCGCCAGTGTATGCCAGCCAGACGACACTCCAGCAGTTGTTGTCCAGTCCGGCATACCAGAACCAGATCGCAGCTGCATACGTCTCAACCTACAGCGAATGGAAAGGCATCAGCGACACTGCTCGTGCCGACCTAGCTAACGTCATTGCCGACTCTATCGGGCGAGGCGTTAATCCGCGAGAAACCGCCAGAGTCGTAAGCAAGCGTCTTGATGTGTCCATGGCTAAGGCGAAGAACATAGCGCAAACTGAGCAGGTTGGCGCGCTGCGTGAAGCTCAATGGAATGAAACAGAGTGGGCATCAGAAAGGCTTGGTCTTAAAACTGGACTGCTTCACCTTTCAGCACTGAAGCCGACCACAAGGCAAACTCATGCATACTGGCACGGAAAGGTCAGAACCGTTGCAGAGGTGAGAGAGTGGTACTCAGTAAAGGGGAACAGGTATCACTGCTATTGCAATCAGATACCGATATTGCTCAACGACGATGGACGCATTTTTAACGAAGGACTTTCGGATAGGCTAGCGAAAGAAAGAAGAGCATGGCAGCATTAGATTTTCATAAAAAGTAACCTCAGTACCTCAGGGAAAAATATGAAACGAAACTATGCATACACTTTTTATGCCGTAATTACTTGTTTATGCTTTTCTTTCATCGCAAAAGCGGATGAAGTGGAAGTATTGCAAGCAAAAAGCGAAATGGCTTCTGCTTTAACTAAAGCAGGGTTGTTGACTAATTCATTTACAGAAAAAGCGAAGCAGGACCCAGAATTAGCAGGTAGGGAAATAGCACAACAATTTGCTTCTAATTTAGATCAATTTATTGTGGATGGGCTCCAAAAAAACGCATCTTGTGAGCAAATTAAAATGGCTGCCTCTCGAATCATCAATGAAGGATTCAGCAAAGATGATGAAAACCTTAGCGATGTAGCAAAAAAAGCTAGCCATAACGTACAGGTTTCAATGAAAAAATATGTCGCAGTTAGGTGCGCGAATCTAAACGAATAGCTAGTTAGAAACTTTATACACATCAACCCGCCTATGCGGGTTTTTTATTGACTGAAAATAATAAATTAAGGACAACCATGACTCTATTGATGCTGTGGTTGCAGTCAAAATGCTCGCTCCAATGCGCAGCTTCGCTGGACTATTTTCCATGGCGCTATAAAGCGCCAATGCCACGAAAAATCCCCCAATGAGGACCCAGCATGAAACGCAATCGCGTTAACGTGCTGACCGTCGTCAACTCCGCTTCAAACATCACCACTGAAACCATCGACGGCAAGCCACATCTCGTGGTTCGCGGCATCACGCCTGTCGTGGACGATATCGTGATGAACCGGAAGTTGTACCCGGCAGCAGAAATCGAAAAGGCCTACAACACGCTTGAGCGTAACCCGATGCCGCTGGGCCACCCTAAAGTGGACGGCAAGCATGTTTCGGCTCGTGATGTAAGGGCGGTGAACAATTACCACGTCGGTGCCTGGCTGCAGAACGTCAGCCACGAAGCAGGCAAGGTCAGCGGTGATATGTACGTTGACAGGCAATACGCCGAATCCAGTGAGAAGGGTAAACGCCTGATCAACCGCCTGGATGAAATGCTGGCTGGAACCAACTCCGACCCGATCCACATCTCCACCGGCCTGCTGTATTCCGGTATTGCCGCCAACGGCGAGTCGAAGGGCAAGAAGTACAACGAAATCGCTACAAACATGATGTTTGACCATGTCGCGGTGCTATTAGACGAGCCTGGCGCGGGGACGCCTGAAGAGGGCGTAGGCATCTTCGTTAATGCCGAGGGTGACGAGCAGCAGATCGAGACTGCTCACCTCTCTGACGCCTACGACTGCACCCGTGAAGGCCTGCTGAATAAGACAAAGTTCTTCTTCACCAACGCCTCAAACTTTTCTTTCGACGATATCCAGCGAGCCATTAGCGACCAACTTCGTGAAGGCCGTGCAAAAGATTCCTACCTCTGGCCCGAGTCAGTCTGGCCGGACACCTTCATCTATCGCGATGAAGCGAAATATTTCAAACAGAAGTACCTCATCGGCGATGACGGCAAGGCTCAATTCGTCGGCGAACCTGTAGAAGTCGTGCGCAAACCCACTGAGTACGAGATTAAAACCAACGGAGAGAACGATCCGATGAAACAACTGATTATCAATGCGCTGCAAGCCGCTGGTAAGCCGACCGAAGGCAAGTCTGATGCCGAGCTGATGGACGCTTACAACCAGATGGCCGCCGAGAAGGCAGCAGCAAAAACAGAAACGCCTGAAGAAAAGGCCGCCCGTGAGAAGAAAGAGGCGGATGACAAGAAGGATAAAGAGCAGACCACCAACAGCGAGCAGGCGCCAGCCTGGTTCGCGCCGTTTGCCGACAAGCTCAACGCCATCGAAAGCGGTCTTGCTGTGAACGCCGACAAAGAGAAAGGCGATAAGCGTGCTGCGGTGAAAGCGAAGTTTGGCTTGGACGATCTGGCAGTTAACGCTCTCGATGGCGCGGCCCTTGATGGTCTATACGCACAATGCCACACCTCAACCGGCCTGAATGGTGCGTTTCGCCATACGGCTACCAATCAATCTGTCAGCGAAATGCCGGAGTAAATAATGGCTAAAGATGGAAAGCATGTGATCCACGCGGGCGGCGCATTCCCTAATCCGCTTCTCAACCGTGAAGGCGGCGCTGCCGCATCAACTCTGCCGGGCACAGTGGGCTTCTTCAGTACCGCTGACAAGTTCACCGCGTCGGTAGCCGGTGCCGAAAGCGCGATTAAGTATGTAGCCAACAAAGACTACCTGCGCTGCCTCAGTGTTGATGACGCTATCCCGGCTAACGATCTGGTCATCGGCATCCACCCGTTGCCAGGCATGTTCCTGAACGTGCGTGCTGCAGCTGGCACCTATACCAAAGGCCAGCCGGTTGCTGTCGCTAACGGTCGCGTTACCGCTGTCACTGCGGATGCCGCAGTTTTCGCTTATGTCGAAGAAGATAAAGCAGTCACTGCGGTGGCCGGCGATCTGATTCGCGTTGTGTTCAAGTAAGGAGCACTGAATGTTTGTATTCTCAAAGTCTATCGGCGAAAAGACCGGTAATCTCGCAGTTAACCAGGCGCAATGGCGTGCTCTTGAAGCAGAGCGTAATGCCAGCTCTCAGGCAGCAGCTGACTTCCTCGCGCGTACACAATTCCGTGGCGCAGCTGAAGATACGCCGTATCTGGATGCGGTCAATGCCGTAGACGATATTCGCCGCCTGTACCGCGCATTTGATACCACTGTGTTGCAGCAGTTCGAACCTAACACCGAGTTCACTCTGCTCAACGACCTGATGCCGCTGTCTCGCTCAGTGCGCATTGAGCAGTCACGCTATGACTACGCCCGTACCGGCGGTCGTGGCTGGGCTCACACATCCATGTCCGGACAGGTCGGCGCGGCGCTTGATGCCCGCAGTTATACCTTCGACGGTACGATGGTTCCGATCCATGATTCGGGCTTCAAGTTCGAATGGCGTGACCCAATCTTCAACAGCCCGTCGGCGCTTCAGTCTCAGGCTGATGCTCAGCGCGGATCGGTTGAGGACGTGCAGCGCCGCTACGTCGATTACATCTTCAACGGCTTCCGCGATAAAGCGGGTAACTTCGCCGTGTTTGACGGTTTGACCTGGAAAGGACTCAAAGGTGATGAGCGCGTAGCTCAGATCGACCTGGGAGCTTCCGGCCTGAACATCAACTTCACGTCTTCGTCTGCAACATCTCAGCAGAACCGAGCTGGTGCAATCGCGCTGCGTGACCAGATGCGACGCATCAATAGCCAGTATGCAGAGCAGACCTGGTATGTGTCCGGCGAAATCATCTCCAACTGGGAGCGCTTCTTCTCCGATAACTACCAGTCCGGCACTGTGATGGATGAAATCCTTAAGCTGACCGGCGTGGCGGCGATCAAAGAAGACAGCCAACTGTCTGGTAACGAAATCGTCATCGTGCCGCTTGGTGCTGGCGTTATCGCTCCGATCGTTGGTCAGGCTATCGGTACCGTTGCATCTCCGCGCCCGGAGTACAACAGCGATTATATCTGGCGCACCTGGGGTGCAATGGGGTTGATGGTTAAGCAGGACATCAACAACAAATATTCCGTCATTCACGCATCGAGCTAAGGAAAAATCATGGCACTGGTAGAAATCGTGGCAAGCAACCTTCACGCCGGTGCCGATCTCCGCAAACTGGAGGTCGGCGCTGTGGTCGATGTAGACGAAGCCACTGCAGAACGCTGGATTAAAAACGGCCAAGCGAAAGAGACCGACAAGAAGAAAGGCGAGAAGCTTTCCTTCGAAGTGGCAACTCCTTCCGCTAAATCAGCAGACCTGTCTGGCCTGCAAAAGCAACTCGCCGAAGCGCTGGAGCAGAACCAGAAACTAATCGCCGATGGTGAAGAGAAAGACAAGGCTAACGCCGAAGCGCTGGCAGCAGAAAAGAAACGCGCTGATGATGCCGAAGCTGCGCTGGAAGAACTGAAGAAGAAGGTGAAATAACCATGGCTACCCCGGTTACGGCTGACGATGTGAAAGGCTTCCTCTCCGAATTGGGGTATGCCATCCCTGACGCTTTGCTTAATCCGATCCTTTGCGTTGTTAACAAAATCATTCCATGCCTTGAAGGTGCCGGATATGACGAGTGCACTGCACAGCTTATTCTGATTTACGCTGCGGCTCTGATGGCTACTTCATCCGGCGCGCGCCGTATTAAATCTCAGTCAGCACCTTCTGGTGCTTCACGTTCATTTGAGTATGGCGACGATGGCGTGACATGCCTGCGTAACACCTTATCCCGACTCGATACCAACGGCTGTACTGGTGAACTGCCCATCAGTGCTGGTAATAGTGTCGGGTTCTTCGATGTGGTTGGAGGGTGCTAATGGAATGGGTTAGCGCATCTGAGCTGAAGCCCAGCATTTTCACAAGGGTCTGGGTCAAGACGGATACCGGCAGAGAAACCACTGGTTACGTTAACTCAGTTGGCGAGTGGGTCATCAATTGTCCGTCAATAAGCGCAACTGGTGCGGTCGTCGTTGAGTGGAGGACATAGCCTTGAGTTCAGTTGCTAACTGGTCCTATACCGCAAAAGCCACCATCTGGCGAAAGATACCCGGTAAAGATGAGTACGGTGATCCGCTGGGTTACGCTGCTCCGGAAATCATCCTCTGCGATTACGAAGGCGGTCTGTCGAAGCGTATCGGTAGCCTGGGTGCAGAAATAGTCGTGAAAAACACCGTGTGGACTGAATTTGCAGATGCCGGGTCTGGAGATTACCTCCTTATAGGGGAGTCTTCTAATCCAGACCCGGTGGCGGTTGGAGCGGACGAGATTCGTCAGGTTATCCGCTATGCAGATACGTTTGAGCGGCTGGCGGATGATTGGGTATTGTTGACGGGGGTGTAGCGTGGGAGTCAAGGTTAAAGGTGTTCGCCAGGTATCGCGAAACATTAATCGCGTCATAGACAACATCCAACATCGTAAAGTGGCAAGGGCAATTTATTCCGCCCTCAATATCGGTGCATTACAGGCGGCAGCCTATACGCCAGTAGACACTTCATTCCTGATTAACAGTCAGTTCCGGGAGTTAGTTGTTAATGGTGCACGACTGACCGGCAGGGTTGGATACTCGGCCAATTACGCTGCCTATGTTCATGATCCGTCCATCCCGCAAAACTTCAGGCTCGCAAGGGCGAAGAAAGAGTTCCTCACTAAGGGCTTTGAAGAAAAACAAAGCGAAATTGACGCCGCAGTCGTCCGGGAGCTTTCCCTATGACACCAATGATGTTCGAGAGGGTGAGAAATCTCTTTGTGGATGCAGGGCTAACGGTCGGCTTCGATATCCAGTTGCTGATGTACGAAGACCCGAATGACCTGACGAAAGCCGCTATGGTTTTTCGTCCTGGTGGAGGGACTCCGATCCGCAATGACCTGGGCGCTGAACATTATGTGATGGTTGATGTAATAGGTGCAAAAGACAAGCGAGGGGCGGCAACGAATGCCGTGCAGCGTATTGTTGATTACGTCCAGTCTAACCCCATCGCAGATGATTGCGTTGGCTTTATACAGAACATTGGCGGAGTTCCACCGCCGGTTTTAACCGAAGAGGGGAGATTAGTCTTCCGCCTTCAGTTTTCATGCAATTTTGGCGATTAGCCATATCCCCCAAATAACCCGCTTCGGCGGGTTTCTTTTTATCCAAGGAGTTTTGCTATGGCTAATTGCCCGAATAGCAATGAGCGTTTATTTGGCGGCGCTGTAGTGCTCGAAGTCGCCGACGGCTGCCCTGACACAGTACCGGTAGAATCGGCTTGGAAGGCGCTCGCTGCCGGCACGTCAAAAGGGTGGGATTTCTCGCCTAACACCGTTACCAGTGATGCCGATGATGGTGGTGGTTACGTTGAGAGCATTATCACAAACTCGGATTTCACCATCTCGTTCGAAGGTGAAGTTCGTAAGCGTGACAAGCTCGATCAGTACGGTATTGGTAAATTTATTAGTTACTTTGCAGCGGAGCTTAAAGCTCGTCGTCAGCCTGGTATCTGGGTCCGCATGGAATATGGCCCGGTCACTTTCATTGGCTATATGGTCGTTACAGCGCTGAGTTCAGATGGTGGAACTAACGATATAGTGACATTTTCCACTGAATTCAAAGTTGGCGACGCCTCTACCATCCAGGTAATCGAAACCGATAGTGTGGCAGTAACTGGCCTGACTCTGACGCCGACTACCAGTACAGGCGCTGCGGGTGGCACCAGTACATTCACGGTTAACTTGATTCCGTCTGGAGCAACTAATAAAGATTTCACAGTTGCCACCACGGATGCGACCAAAGCGACCGCTACCGCTTCAGGTAATACCGTTACGGTTAATCGCGTTGCTACCGGAACGGCTCAAATCATTGTCGCCACTGAAGATGGTAATAAAGTGGCAACGCATACCGTCACGATAACCTGATGGTTATTACAAAGGGTGGCTGAGGCTGCCCTTGATAATAATCGTCTGACGGAACAGGAAATGACACCACTTAAAGAACTTGGCGAATGCCTGATAACTTGCGGAGAGGATGATTATTTCTTTCGGCCATCGTTTATCAATATGACTCGCATCGGGGAACCAGAGGAGATTGTGCAAGCGTTCTATGACCTGCACCACGATGAGGTATCAAGCCTGATGCAGTCGGCACTGGAGGCTTACGGTTCTATTCCTGCCTGGCTGATACAGCACATCAAATCGACCAGTTACGGACGCAAGGCGATGATGGCGGCCATGACTGTGCTCTCGTCATGTTGCGATCGTGATGTGACGCCATTAATCGGCGAGATTCGACCGGCGAAAGCATCGGGTAAAGCGTTCAAAATGCACCGCGGCAGGATGGATGAGTTCGACATGCTCGCAGTCGCTCAGTCGTTGATCACGCACGGCATTATCGGTAAGGCTAAAGTGCGTCGGCTCCAGCGGCATGAAAGCAAAGAATCAACGACTGATTTTAACGCCTTCGAGTACATCAGCTCAGCGCGCAACCACTTCAACATGAGCAGGGAAGAGGCCGAGCAACTCACGATGACTGAGTTTACACAGCTTCTGGCAGCGAAATACCCGGATCAGAAGGGATTCACAAAAGACGAATACGACGCGGTTACTGATAACTATCTGGCGAAGAAAGCGCGACGCCTGTCTAAACAGTAGCAAGAAAACCGTCGATGCCATGTCCCGCCTGAACAAAATTTCCTATATTATCGTTATTGATCGAAAGTGATTAGCCAGTGTGTTAGCCTGATAGTCCGGTGGCGTACTGCGGGCGCAAGCAGTTACTGCACGCAGCGCGGTGGCTCTTGCCAGCGAAGTGCAGATGTATTTGCCGGGGATTGTATGACGGTCATCAAACATGATAGCTATTTGCAATGCTACAAAGTCTTGTGCTATAAAGGACTTACATAGTAAAAGAATTATGCATCTCTGCGTGTTCGACTCCGCTAGTCATGGCTTCCTTTGACCCTACGCTAACAGCTTTAGCAGCTTACGCTGCATACAAATTGAGTAGTCGTTATATCAAATCGAAAAAAGCAAAACGTTTGGAAAAAGAAGGTGACTCTATGAATAAAACAAAAGCAAACCCAACAAGCAATATCTATAAAACAACAGTTTATAATGCATTGTGTGGGGTCATAGGGAATGTCATGTACGATTTAGGAAAAGAGATGCCTGCATTAAATCAAAAACCCGCTCCGGCGGGTTTTTGATTTCTGACACTTTCACAATCCGATTAAATGTGAGTTTTCTCATCATCTGACGATTGAGATCAAAATTTCAGCGCGTGTCGTTGCGCCTGTGTTATTCTTGGGTAGGATGTTATATTTTTATACCAATGAGAATAGGGATATGAAGAGAACAATAATTTTGTTATTTGCTATATTGCCACTCGCTGGGTGTGGTGAGCCTACCGCGACACAGAAAGTTGAGAAATTCATTGAAACGAAAGATATATCCCTTCTTTCAAAAGAAAAAACAGCTCAATGCTCAACGAGATTTCTTAAGGAATTCCATTATTTTGATGAAAATACATTGCCTACGTCTAATGATTATTTTGAGGTGAGCAAATATTTATACAGCAAGGTAAAGTTCACCGTAACTGGAGAGGCAAAGGAAGAGAAACGAACCATTGTTAGTGTAAAGGTTTCTATGCCTAAACCAATCGAAGATGCGGAATCATTTATGGCTGCGGACTCTCCATATATTACTGAATCCCAAAGGATATCTCTTAATAACATAAAAAAACTTTATGAAGATGGGAAACTAAAGGATATGCAGTATTTCGATTTCAATATGAAATATTACGTTCTTAAAGATGGGATTGACCCGATGTTCACCGAACCCCAATTAAATGCATGCTCTAAAGCATGAGCAATTTACTAACAACTATAAGCCTGAAATGCGATAAATAAGCATCATAAACAAAATAATCAACCTCGCTCTGGCGAGGTTTTTTTATGCCCGGAGATAAACAATGGCAGGCACTGTTAACGCTGGAAGCATCGTATACGAAGTAGATATTGATACCGCTCGCCTGATTCAGGGGCGTCGTGATATTGATGCTGCGCTCAATGGTCTGAATAACGGAATGGGCCGCCTCGAGGCCAGCGTAAACCGCACCGAGCGATCTGTGGCGAATATGGATCGCGCTATGTCGAGCCTGAGCGGGGTTGCTCGCGGCCTTCTGGCGGCGTTATCTATTCAGCAGGTGGCAAGTTATGCCGATGCATGGACAACGCTCAATAACAAACTGGCGAATGCGGTACGTCCACAGGAAGAACTTGTGGATGTCAGTACGCGGGTGTTTGATATAACGCAGAAAACGCGCAGTAGTCTCGATGCTACGGCAACGCTTTATGCTCGCCTGGAGCGAGGAACGCGTGAATACAATACTTCAGCGGAAGATCTGGCTAAGCTGACGACCATAATTAACCAAGGCTTTGTGGTTTCTGGTGCCACAGCTCAAGAAGCAGAAAACGCGATCATTCAGTTGTCACAGGGTATCGCATCCGGTGTTCTTCGCGGTGAGGAGTTTAACTCGGTATCCGAGCAGGGCAGCCGACTTATGGTGGCGCTGGCCCAATCTCTAGGTGTAGGGATTGGTCAGCTTCGCGCTATGGCGGCTGAGGGCAAGCTAACCACAGATGTCGTGGTTAACGGATTACTCTCTCAGGGCGATGCGATCGGTAAAGAGTTTGCAAATACGGTCACCACAATCAGTCAGGCAATGCAGACTGCCGGTAACAACATCACCAAGTTCTTCGGCGAAAACTCAACGGTCAAATCTTTCGTTAGTACCTTCAACACTTCGGTAGTGTCAGTCAGCGAAAATATTGAGGGACTCAGCGTGATACTTGCATCAGCCGCTGTTCTCATGGGAGGGCGGTACGCCGGTGCCCTGGCATTGGCCACAGCAGAGAAAGTTAAAAAGGCCATAGCCAGCAGGGATGAGGCTATCGCTGAAACACAGGCTGCTCAGGCCGCAGCGAACAAAGCAAATGCAGATTTACGGGCTTCAGCAATCGCAAAAGAGCGCGCCCTTGATGAAGTCCGTCTTGCGCAGATGATGAAGGCTACCGCTTTTGATGCCGCCAACCTTGCAGCAGCGGAGGCGCGGCTTTCATCGGCCCGTATCGAAGCAGCAACATTAACCGATAACTACAACCGAGCCCTGGCGGCCAACACAATTGCACAGGACGCGGCCACCGCAGCAGCAAACCGATCTGCTATATCGATTAGAAGCCTTGGAGCAAGGGCCCTTGGGCTTATTGGCGGTCCTGTAGGATTTGCGACCATCGCAGCAACTGCCATTTTCTATTTCTCCCAGAAAGCAAAAGAGGCTCGTGATGATGCCAACAGGCTGGCTGATAGCGTCAATGAACTTGGCGCTAAATTCCAGAATATGTCGCATGTCGAACTGGCAGCCACACTGGGGAAATTGAACGGAAACCTGCCAGAGCTAAGTGATGCAGTTTCTGATGCGCAAAAAACTTTCGACAAAGCAACAGCATCGGTCCAATTCCATCAGAGGGAAATTGAGAAATACGGCACAAATACCACAAGGGGGCGTCAAGCTGCGGAGGCGCTCGGTGGAGCACAAGATCGACTGGCAATAGCTACAGAGAATCTTGATGAAGCAAGTCGCAGATACAGCCAGACGTTAAGTGCTATCAATATTGGAAGGGCAATGCTAAGCGGTGAGTTCCGACAGGGCATTGAACTTTTACGCCGCGACGGGCAAGAAGCTGGTATTGCTGCAGGGATGATGAAGCAGCTCGGAGAAATGACGAATTTCGCTGCGAAAGCTAAGCAAAACTTCAATTCTTCCAGTCTTAAAGTCGAGCGCCCGAAAAACATTCAGGAATATCTCGATAAGCAGCTTGAGCAAATAGATCTTCAAAGCGAATTCAACGACAGGAAACGTGCACAATTAAAGGCCGAGCAGGAGCTCAGAAACCTTGGTGCAACTGACGCGGACATCAATCTTGCGCGTGAGCGTGCTGGCGTAGAGTTCGACGCCGAACAAGCTATTGCTAAACGGAGGAAAGAGCAGCAACAGGCAGAACAACAGAGTAAACGTTCTGCTTCAACCGCAGAGTCAGATGCGCAGAAGATTCAGAAACTGAAAGAAGAATCAGAGCTTGCCGCAGACTCAACAGAACTACTGAGCCGGGCGCAGGCAATCCTTAACGCGCAAAACTCCCTCAGCAAAAGCGCCAGCCCTGAGATGATTAAGCAAGCTGGCGAATATGCGGCAAAGAAATGGGATACGGCTAACGCTATCAAAGCTCAGGCGGCGGCAGAAAAGCTCATTCCGGAAGCCAAAGAGAACGCGAGTTATAAGCAGGATTTAGCTGATCTGAAAACAGCTCTTGATGGAAAGAAAATCAGCCGAGAGCAGTACAATCAGACCGTAGAGCGACTGGAGCAACAGCACCAGGTTAATCTGGCAAAAATCCAAGCTGAACAGGTATCCACTAATCCTGTTGCAGAGGCAAGAGGTCAGGTTGACCCGGTACAGCAGGTCGTTAACCAGAACAATCAGAAGCTTGCACTTATGCAGCAGTACCAACAGCAGGAACAGGAAATCCTGCAACGGTCGTATATGGCTGGCCAATTATCGTATGACCAATACATTGCGGCCAGGAAAGAGACGGATGCGCAATATCTTGCATTGCGAAATGCACAGGAAACGCAGTATGAGCAGCAACGGATCGCTGCGCAGTGGGAAATATATCGCAACCAGAGCGAGGGAAACGAACTATTGGCCTCTTCACTGGAAGGGCTTCAGGGCGGCGCATCAAACGCATTAACCGGTCTCATTAACGGCACTCAGAGTTTGCAGGAGGCAATGGCTAACGTTGGCTCTACCATTTTAAACAGTGTTATCAGTAGTCTGGTTGAAATGGGCATTCAATGGGCTAAAAACCAACTTATGGGACAGGCAGCCGCTGCCGCTTCTCTTACAACGACTATGGCACAGGCTACCGCTGCTGCTTCTGCATGGGCTCCTGCCGCAATGAGCGCCTCCATTGCCACTTATGGATCTGCCGCGGCGGTAGGGCAGACAGCATATGCTGAATCTCTTCTCGCTGCTAAGGGAATGGCTGTTTCAGGCGCTCGCGAACACGGCGGCCCTGTATCAGCCAATTCAATGTACCGCGTTGGTGAAGGTGGGAAGCCTGAAATATTCAAGGCCAGCAACGGCAGTCAGTACATGATACCGGGTGATAATGGGCGGGTAATTAGCAACAGGGATATGCAGGGCGGCGGCGGTGGCGTAGGTGGGGTAGTTCAGCATATCACTTTCGAAATAAATACCACTGGAGGCATTGATCAGGCAACCATAAAGCAGATGGAAGGGATGATGAAGCGGGTCGCTTTGTTCCAGATTAATGACCAGGCTAATCGACCTAACGGAATGATCCAGCCGAGGACTAAACGCTAATGCCAGAGACATTTATTTGGAAACCCCAAAAAGGTTATTCGGTAGAGCGCACGCCTAATGTGTCTGTAGTAAAGCTTGGCGACGGATATGAGCAAAGGCAAGTGAGGGGGATCAATCCACTTATGGATAAATACGCGCTCACCTTCATCGGCGTTAATGATGCTAAATGTTCAAAACCAAACATGGCCCGAGCTGCCGAGGCATTTCTTAAAGCACGCATGGCGGTGGAGTCTTTCTACTGGACACCATCGGATACGGGGGTGCAGGCGCTGTTTGTCTGCCGCTCATGGAGCATGACAAAAACCGGGCCGCTGTATGAACTGACGGCCACGTTTGAACAGGTACCACGATAAGGCGCAATAATGATGTGGTTATTGTGCCATTGAATTAACAAGCATTGTATAATATGCATCCGCCGACACGGAGGTATTAACAATGTTACTTAAATTCTTAACTGGTACCGTTGTTCTTGCATTAAGCCTAACGATAGCAACTCCTTCTTTTGCTAAAAAGCCCGGTCTTTCCGTCGAGCAGGTTAAACAACTGATTATCGAAGAGTCTATTTCCGAATACCCGGGTCCCTGTGCCTGCCCATTTAACAGAGCCAGTAACGGCAGTAAATGTGGAAAACGCAGCGCCTGGAGTAAACCCGGAGGTTACTCTCCTGTTTGCTATAAAGACGAAGTCACCAAAGAAATGGTGGACGACTGGCGAAAAAGAAACAGTGAATAACATCAACCCGCTTCGGCGGGTTTTTTTATGGGGGAATTTCAGTGCGCGATATACCGGCAAATATGATCATCGAAAGTGTCGATGCAGGAGTCGGCGCATTTATTGATCTCTTTGAAGTTGATCTCCGGCCGTACGGCGGCGATGTTGTTCGATTCCATTCCGGTACCAACGGTTTTTACAACAACGTCATCTGGCGCGGTAACGCCTATCCCGCTTATCCCATCGCTGTCGAAGGCTTCGAGAGCCGGAACGAGGGTACCTATGCACGTCCGGTTATGGCCGTCGCGAACGTTACGGGTATGATTTTTGGGATGAACCATGATTTCGACGATCTGTTGGGTGTAGTTGTCACGCGCCGCCAGGTGCCGGTGAAGTATCTTGATGCGGTTAACTTCCCCAACGGTAACCCGGATGCCGATCCCACCATGGAGGCAGTGTCCCGTTACGTTGTCGAGGAGATGACCGAGGAGACGTCAGAGCAGGTGACTTATTCCCTCGCAACGCCGGTGGATTGCGACAACGCCATTATTCCGGCGCGGACTATCCTGGCGGATGTGTGCCAGTGGGTTTATCGCGGTACCGGCTGCAATTACGACGGACCGCCGGTCGCCGATGAACGGGACAACCCGACCAGCAATCCTGCGCTGGACAAATGTTCTCACCGCCGCACAGGTTGTCGCTTCCGGTACCCGCGACCGTACCCCATGCCAATCAGCAGTTTCCCCGGTTCACAGAAGGTTTCCTGATGCAGGAATTACTCGAGTATGCGGCCTCATCGCAGTATGAAGCGTGCGCGCTGATAATCAACGATACCCGCCTTTACCCGTGCCGGAATATACATCCCGATCCCGCTCACCATTTCCGCATCAGCGATGAAGACTGGCTGGCAGCGGAGGAGGCTGGAGAAATTACGGCGGTATTTCACTCACATCTGCAGGCGGTACCGGTGCTGTCAGGTGCTGACCGCGCCATGCAGGTCATGACAGGACTGCCCTGGTGGCTGGCATGTAACGGCGAGCTGCGAAAGTTCCGCCCTGTAGCGCACCTGCTGGGCCGCAGTTTCAAGCATGGGGTGACAGACTGTTACTCGCTGTTTCGCGATGCATATCACCTGTGTGGCATTGACCTGCCGGATTTTGACCGGACAGAAGGCTGGTGGCTGCGAGGCGAGAATCTCTACCTGAATAACCTGGCGGCCAACAATTTCCACCAGGTTTCCCCTGGCGAGGCCGTACCCGGTGATGTGATCCTCCGCCAGCCGTTCCCGGGTGCTGACCCGTGCCATGCGATGATCCTTCTGGAAGACAACATGGTGCTTCACCATGACCACGCAGGACATCTGAGCAGGCGCGAACCCTACCGCATGGCTTTTCTAAAACAAACCCATTCCATCTGGAGACATCAACGGTGCTCATTTTTAGATTTGCGGGGCATTTCCGCCGACATTTCCGCCAGGTCGCATTAAACGTTGATACCCCCGCTCAGGGGCTGAGGTTACTGCTGGCGCAGTGTCCGGAATTTAAAAAGGACTTTATTAAATCACGGGTACGCGTCCGGATTGCCGGTGAAGACGTTGCAGCAGACGCGATGCGCTGGCACCTGGACAGGCGTCTGGCTGATGGTTCCAGTGTACTTTTCGTGCCGGTGATTGAGGGGGCAATTACCGCAGCCGCCGCCATGTGGGTCGCTGTAGCGGTAAGTGTCGCCTCCATTGCCTACAGCGTGTACATGTCCCGCAACATGAAAACTAAAACCTCGGCCGAGGCTGCGGAAAACAACACCCTCACTAATAACTCTTTTACCAGTGCGGAGAACCGCGCCGGGCAGGGGCGGCCAGTGCCGATTCTGCTCGGAGAAATGGTGGTGGGCTCTAACGTAATTTCCCTTGGTATCGACACCACAAACAACCAGGACTGGACAGAATCAATAAGCTAAGGCGGAAATATGTCATCAGGCGGCGGCAAGGCATCGACTCCGAAACTTCTCAACGATAACCTCAAATCAAAACAGTTTTACCGCGTGCTGGATCTCATCAGTGAAGGTCCGATTTACGGACCGGTTGACCAGTCGCACCTTTCTTCTTTCATGCTGAATAAAACGCCCATTACGGATTCTGCCGGTAATGTCAGCGTGAACGGCGTGAGCGTTGCCTGGCGCCCCGGTTCGGAATTCCAGAGTCCGATTAACGGCTTTTCCGCCATCGAGGCGACCAGCATCGTTAATACCGAGGTGACTTTTAACACGCCACTGGTCCGCACAGTAACCGATCAGGACGTCACACGCGTGAGGCTGAATATCGGTGTGACGGGGCTGGTCGAGCAGGACACGAAAGGGAACCAGAAGGAAACCTCTGTAACGATGGTGATCGAAACCCGCGTTGTCGGCGGGGCGTTCATTCAGCAAAAACTGGTCACTATCACCGGGAAAATATCTGGCGAATATCTTGAGGCGCACGTTATCGATGCGCCGACAACGAAACCTTTTGATGTTCGCGTTCGCCGTATTACACCAGACAGTGGAAGCGATCTGCTGTCGAACGGTACCATCTGGAACAGCTTCAGCCAGATCACTGACGACAACCTGAACTACCCGTTCTCAGCCATTGCTGGTGCGGTAATTGACCGTGACCAGTACAGGGACACCCCGGCTCGTACCTATCACCTGCGCGGACTGATTGTCGATGTCCCGGATAACTACGATCCTATTGCCCGCACGTATAGCGGATTGTGGCTGGGGGGATTTAAGAAAGCGTGGACAAATAATCCGGCCTGGCTATTTCGCGAACTGGTTAAAAACACGCGCTTTGGCCTGGCCCGGCGTGCGGGTTATATCGATGTCGATGACGGCGCGCTTTATATCCTTTCACAGTACTGCGATCAGCTGGTAAACGACGGCTATGGCGGGAAAGAGCCTCGCATGACGTTGAACGCCTATATTACCGAGCAGGCCAGCGCCCGCGATATTCTGGATAAAATCGCCGGGATGTTCCGGGGCATCGCCCTCTGGGATGGCCTGCGCCTCACGGTCATGCTGGATACACCTCAGGACCCGGTTGCCACCATCACCAATGCGAATGTTGTAGAGGGTAAGTTCAGCCGCAGCTCGGTCAGGCGCGCTGAAAAATATAACGCGGTGGTGGTGTCCTGGACTGATCCGGATAATGGCTGGGAGCAGGTGAAGGAATATGTTTCCGACGATGCCATGATCGCGCGTGGGAACTATAACGAGACGACTATCGAGGCGTTCGGCTGCACTTCGCGCGGACAGGCCTGGCGAGCCGGTAAATGGTTGCTGGAAACCGCAAAACGGGAGAGCAGCCGGTTAACTTTCCAGATGGCCCGGGATGCAATCGCCTTCACACCGGGTGACCTCGTGGAAATCATGGATAACGACTATGCCGGGACACGTCTGGGGGGGCGTATTGTCTCGCACTCCGGCGCGAATATAACTGTCGATGCGGACGTCTCCAGTCTGGTTTCGCCTGGCGACTACATGTCGCTTATGGGCAGCAATGGAAAGTTTGTGAAATACCCCATTGTTAGTGTATCCGGGCGCGTCATTACTTTGCGCAGCGCTCCAGCCTGGGTGCGTGATGGAACAGTTTTTGCCATATCGGTCAGTGAACTGTCCGTCCGCCTTTTCCGTATTCTGAGCATTTCTGAAACAGAAAATAACTCGGTTTACAGCATTACGGCGGGACAGCATGACCCGAACAAACAGGCCATTGTGGATGAAGGCGCTGTGTTTGAAATGCCTACCGACACCCTGAATGGCTACAGGGTACCGAACATTGAGAACCTTCGCATACTGAATACCAACAGCGAAACTGTGCAGGTGACGGCGACATGGGAAACCGCCACCACCACCAAAAAGCTGGTGTTCGAACTGTATGTCTATAACGAAAGCGGGGCGGTTGTTGCACAGTATGAAACCGACCAGTTTCGCTATGACTTCTACGGACTCATTGCCGGGAAATACATGCTTGGGGTACGTGGCCGCAACGAGAACGGCATGAAGGGAGCTGAAACCCAGGTAAACCTGATTATCGGGGCGCCACTGGCACCTTCCTCCGTTATCTGGACACCGGGGATTTTCTCAGCAGATATTGTCCCGGTTATGCGTGTTACTGCCACCTCAGACACCACCTTTGAATTCTGGTACAGCGGTGAAAATCGTGTTCTTAACCCGGCGCTTATTGAAGACCAGACTCAGTTCCTTGGGCGATCAAGCCAGTGGAATCTTCACGGACTGAAAGCGGATACCACGTATTACATGTACGTGCGGACGCGCAACGCGTTCGGCGTGTCGGGTTTTGTTGAGGCATCAGGCAAGGCTTCGTCAGATATTCCTGGCATGATCGATTACATCGATGAAGCGGTGCGTGATTCAGATGCATTTAAGAATGTGCAGGCCGGAATAGATTTCAGCCTGGAAGCGACGATGCAGAACACGCTGGCCCAGGTGGAAGGGGCACAGATCCAGTACGAACAGGTGGGACTGGCGCGCGCTGAAATTTCGCAGGCCAGGATTACTATTGCCGATAACGAACGGGCTTTTGCACAGTACCAGGAGCTTGTGGCTGTTCAGTTTGGCGATGCTGCTGCGGAAATCAACGAGGTTAAAACTGCCCAGGCAACTGCCGATGAGGTGTTCGCTGAGTACCGGCTGTCAGTGGCGGCCGACTTTAACGGTGTTAAAAGCAGCATTACAACCATTCAGGAGGCGCAGTCTTCAGCCGAACAGGCCTTTGCACAATACCAGACGCAGGTAGCAACCCAGCTCGGAAACCAGCAGGCAGCCATTAACCAGAAGCTCACTTCTGTTATTACCGATAACGGTACCGCAAAGGTTTCTTACACCCTGAATTTAGGCGTGCGGCGTGGCGAGCAGCTCTATAACACGGGCTTTGGAATGTCACTCGAGCCAAACGGCAGCGGGGGGTATAAATCGACCGCTGTTTTTGCTGCTGACCAGTTCGGTATTTATTCCGGCAGCGATCCGGGCAGTTATGAAGCCGCGTTCTTTGTGTTCAATGGGCAGGTGTTTTTACGATCCGCGTTTATTCAGAATGCCAGCATTGATAATGCAAAAATTGGGCAGTACATCCAGTCCAACACATGGGATGGTACCGGCAATGTGGGCTGGCACATTAACAAAAGCGGGTTTGCGTGGTTCGCCGGCGTAACCGTCAGGGGAACCGTTTATGCCGAATCCGGCTCCTTCAGGGGCACGGTTTATGCGACTGATGGTGAGTTCAGAGGCACTGTGTACGCCAGCGGAGGCAAATTTACAGGGACGGTGGAAGCCAGCAGCTTTATCGGCGACGTGGCTAACGGCATGGTATTTGATGATGCGCCGAACGGTTATGTTCGGTCCTTCCAGTATGTTGACAGCGCAACATTCAACCTCGCAAAACAGGTCGTTGTAATGATGAACGTCAGGGTTCAGGGAGCCAATAGCGGCTCTGTCGGGGCGATTGCCACCATAACAATAAATGGTGTCTCAAGGTCGTTTAACTTTACTACCCCTGGTTCCGGGGTGTTTTCGGCAGCAGTCATGCACAGCGTGCGCACCTCCGAACGGTTAATCAACGTGTCATGCGTAGTGAACGCAGATCAGCAACTGCCGGGCGCGGGTGCGTCGATATCCTCACCCACCATGCTCATCCTGCGTGGCTCCGGCTCATTCGCGCAAATCACGTAAACTAACCCGCTCCGGCGGGTTTTTTATTGCCTGTAATCAGGAGACATTATGTCCGCAGGAACTCTCAAACTGACCAACAACTCCACGGCGGTGGTTGGTACCAGTACGTTATTCACCACGGATTTAAAACCGGGCGATTTTATCACCACGACAATCGGCGGCGTGTTGTACACACTGCCGGTTGATACCGTCACAAGCAACACGGCCGCCACGCTTGTCAGCCCGTTTACCGGACCAACCACCACGGGTGCAGCCTGGGCAGCGGTGCCCCGTAAGGTGCTCAGTCAGGTCACGGCTGACCTGGTGGCGCAGACGACTGCTGCAATGCGCGGGATGAATAATGACAAAGCTAACTGGCAATCATTTTATTCTGCTGCCGGAGATATCAACATCACCCTGCCGGACGGCACAAAGGTTCCGGGGCCGTCATGGGCAAAAATGGCCGGTCTGGTCAGTTCCTCTCAGCAGTGGCGCGGAAACCTGCCCGCTGCAGCAAACCTGAATGCATACGGACCGACGCCCGATTTTACCGGGACCTGGAACCGCTCATCAAATACCAACACCACTGCCGCGTACGGGTTCCCGGAGGACAACGGGCAGGGGATTCTGGAAGTGTTTGCCGGTGGACGCTACGGAGGGATGCAGCGCTATACGGTCTCGATGAACGGCAACGTTTATGTCCGCTCGCTGACTGGCGCATGGAACGGGACCGACGGGCCATGGTCCGGCTGGTTGCCGGCAGGTGTTAAACCTCTGAATGATTTGGGGATGGGTATACCAAACTCCACGCTAAGTGGCCTGGACTGGCAAACCTTCAGTTTTGTTAACGGCGCAGCCTATCAGTTAAATGCCGCCAACTGGCTGAACGCGCCTTCGCCACTTGATACCTACACGACAGGGACGTTTGCCCTGAACGTGACTAACGTATCGGGTGATGTAACGGCCAGTACGGGGAATGCGTGGATACACTTCACCGCGACATATTATTCCGCAGGGCTGTCACGGCGTATTTATCAGGGTGTATTCCGTGGTCCGGTGGGTGCAAGGGTTTACCATATTGAGGAAATTTTCACTGACTCCCGTGTTATCCCGGTGGCAAATGGCGGAACAGGGGCCACCACACCAGCCGGTGGACGCACCGCACTTGAGTTAGGAACCGCCGCAATCCGAAATACCGGCACGGCTGCAGGCACTATCCCCGTGCTGGGCACCACTAAAATCCCGGGTTCGCTGTTATTAAGCCTGGCATCGAGCAACACGCCGGGTATCGCCTATTCCGGCAACCGGACAGCGGCCATAGCTGCCGCGCTTAATATAGGTAATAACGCGAATAACGCGGCATCTGCGGTAGTGGAGTTTGAGCGGGGCGGCCAGTACGGGTGCTTCATTGGTCTGGACACGGATAACAAATTTAAAATCGGTGGCTGGTCAATGGGCAACGTTGCATATGAGTTTTACCATCAGGGCAATACGGTCGTGGACGGCAACGGATACCTGAAAAAAGCATCACCGGTTATTAAGGTTGCGGGCGACGGCAGCGCAGAACTGAATGCGGAATCTGCCGGCGTGAAGGTGGAGCGCATCAGTACCGGCGTTTACCGCGTTTCAGGTGTAATGGGCTTTAACTCGGACCCGGCATGGGGTGGCATCGATGGCGGGATCGAAGTGCCAACCGACAAAAACAAACTTCCCCTGGTCTGGGTTGATTATGAGGTCGAATCAGACGGCAGTATTCTGCTTAAAACCTTCCACCGTACCCATGTTGCGGCACCGCCTTTCGCACGCAACGAAATCGATGGAGTTAATGACGGCGATCCGGTTGATATTCCGGCAGGTCGCTGCGTTGATCTGCGGGTCGAAATGCCGGTAAACAGCCTCTGGAATGTTGAGCAGGCGCGGCAGGCAGAAGAAATGGCGCTGGCGCTTGAACTGGAAAAACAGGAAGAATCACTGAAAGGCGGCGACGAACCGCAGCCGCAATGATTGATAGGTACGCCCGCATTGATCTCCTGCTGATTAAAAACTACTGTATATAAAAACAGTATAATTAGTTGGAGGGAGTTTTATGCCGCGCTTATCAGAGATCCGTCCGGCTTTCTACGCAGCACTACACATCAGCCCGAAAGGGAAACGCACTGTCACCACTCAGGATTTCGTGGCTGAACTGGCGAAACGCAAACACGACTGGTCTCTGCATGAGGCCAACGTGTGGATCGAGCATCACATCGATACTTTCAAGGACATCTCCACTCAGGAGGGCGAGGAGCGGACTTTTATGCTCTACAACCCGAACCAGGGAGGTATGTGATATGGGATTTCCGTCACCTGCAATGGACTTTATTCAGACCCGGCTCACTCCAGACATCGTCTGTGGCACGAACGCCAATACGCTGATCATCGAGACGACCGGCGGTTATGCGGTAGTGGAGAAGGGTTCACAGCCAAAAGCGGGCGAGTACGTCCTGATTAACTGGCTCGGCCGCAACTATTTCGCCAGGCCAGCGGGTAAATCTCTTATTACGGAAGATGGAGAAGCTATCGAAGGAGAAGCTCTGGATGATGTTTCGGTGATTGGCGTGGTGACGTGGCTGGTCAACCGAACGCGGGATGATGAAGCGCCGGTGATGTGAATGGGGCATGGGTGGGACAAAAACACCTGTACGAACTCAGGCGAATTTGGATAGTGATGTTTTCTGGCAACTGCAATCATCTGTTATTTAATGCGCTCTTGGACGATCTAAGTTGATTAGAAAATTTGTACTGTCATGTGATGAATATGCAGGTGTAGTTGCCGAAACCTTTCGCTTCGGACAGAGGTGCATTTTTAAGTTTTATGAAAGGGTTCCGTTTGCTTCAGGCAGCGGGGCTTTTTATTGTTAAAAGCTTATTCAACCCAAAAAAATGCGCCGAATAACATACGCATTCGGCACATTCGGTTACTTGTTAAGTGATTCAGCGTAAAGCCTGATTGCTTCGCTAATGACGGCGGATTGCGGCTTCTCGGTTTTATCTGATAAGTCTGCAATGAGAGAGATAATCTCCTCGGTAAGTTTGAAGCCTTTGCTTCTAACCCCTCGTTTGAGATCACTCTTTAACTGAATTGCAGTAGTTGATTGGGCCATTTTTCGACCTTATATTTGAGTTTAGGGTTGGAGGGGATTTTTTCCCTTCTTCTGACTGTCTTAGTAAGCTGGGGAGCTAATCACTAAGAGAACAATCAGGATGATGACTAGCTTCATCATAACCCTTTCTTCATGTTGGGCTCCGCTTTGGTGGGGCCCTTCCCGTTTCTGCGGCATGCTAATGTGATTAGCATTGGTGCACCTATACATTAGCGCAAGCATTTTCTCACTGAAACAGAAGAAATCGTGCTGCTGATGCCGAGCAAAGCCTGAAGCTGGCGAGCGCCCCCATCAACGACATGCAGGTGCGCCAGCGCGATGTTGCAGCGCTGGACGCTAAATACACAAAGGAGCTTGCTGATGCGAATGCTGAAAATGATGCTCTGCGTAGGCGTCTCGATAATGGTGGCAGGGTGCGCGTTAAGGGAAGTGTCCCACTCAGGATTACACCTTCACCACCGGCAGCATGGGCGATGCAGGAACCGTCGAACTCGCTGACCTTGCTGGACGAAACGTTCTCGGTATCCGATCCGGAATCATCCGCGACCAGAAAGCCCTGATGTATTTGCAGGACTACATCACCAGGCAATGCCAGTAACTACTTAAAGTATTTATCCATGGGGTCGTAATGCTGGTATTTTCTGTAAAAAAAGAGCCAGTAGACAAATCCTATGGCAGCACCTAGCCCTGCCATCATGAGATAAAGATCCTCGCGGTGGTTAAGCAAGTCAGAGAAGGAATATGAACCTTTCCATATATCAATAAGGCTACCGCCAATCACCACATCTAAAATCAGGGCCATCAGTGGCAGGGCAATAGCATATGCCGCCATGAGGTAGAACAGAGCTCCAAGTCTGTACTTGGTATTTATGTGCATAGCCTGTCTCCTTACAAGTTGCTCTGAAGCATAACATAACCAATCAAGAGCCTGACTTCGGTCGGGCTTTTTTATTGGGCATGACAAACCCCAAGAAGAACTGCCACCCGAAATGGCAGAGCATGACCACAAACACACCGAACCCTAACCTGTGAAATGAGCCTTTAGAGACGTCAGTTTAGTGCTGGCGAGCCTTCGGTGGGCTGGCGTTTCATTTCGGCAAAGGTTCATCTCAAAGAGTAGGAAAACGCTATGCAATTAGTAGAGATTAAGAAACTCGACCTTGTCACTAATACCGCAGCAATAGCAGACGGGGTGGGCCGAGACCATGACGCTATCATTAAGCTGGTTGACCGCAATAATATAGACCTTGAAGAGTTTGGAACTGTCGGATTTGAAATCCTTAAGTCAGGCGGCAAGCCAATGCGCATAGCCTTGCTGAATGAGCAGTAA